GTGTTATGTATGGTGTTGAGTGTGAGCGTGGTATGGTGTGTGTTTGGGTGTTGGTGGGGCGGTGTTTGGGGCGGTGAGCTGGTAAAGGTGGCGTGACTACATTCATGTATTATTACTTTCAAAATATCCAGCTTACTATAAACGACACTCAAACAGGGGTTATTCTTAAGGCGCTTACATTGAAGCCATTCGTTAACACTCTCCACAGGTGAGTATAAAAGCTATTCCTATAAATTTAAACTTGTTTCACTTATATACAAAGTGAAACAAACATGTGTATTGATGTATGTATCAGTGTGTTACGTGCTATATTGTGCAGTTATTCAATATTTCACCCATATACAAGAACATATCTACTTATCTACATATAAAAATAAAAAGATGGGGGTACACCCCCTTTGTGGTGCGGAAGCCATTCGTGTTGGGCGGCCTTTTTCTAGACATTGATTTTTGTAACTCGGTGCTAGTCAGCACCTTGCCCCACCCCAACGACACCCAACCAAGGCCCCACTAAGGCCCGAACGAAGCTTTTGACGGAGCGTTTGATAAGTATTGAATATATAGGGATCGGTTTTTGTACTCGCCCGTGAGAACACCTAACCAAACGCAGTGGTGGCGCGGTCCGGAGAAATTTGGTAGTTTTGATTGAAATTTATAGGAAGAGGGGTCGGGGCCTTTATATAGAGAAATCGAAATTTTTCGGGGACCCTTTTTTGAGAAGTTGATTTTTGAAAATCGTTGAGGCGTCGATCGTAAATATGGGCCTCGTTCGATTTATGGAGGTAATTGTTACCCTCGTATATTGAAAAGGATATAATGAGGTTGATATTTCCAGGATTATATCTGAAGTGATATAGTTGTTATGGGAGATGCGCATGATACATCCAGCATAGATTTACCATAGGCTGATGCTGGAGATGCATGCGTGAGGTAATTTGTCCAGTTTTTTACACAATAAATTGGATGTAGCGCGTCATTATATACTAAAAGAGCCACACCGTTTTCACGATGCAGCTCCATTAATAACTACTTTTCACGGCAAATAACCATTATTCGCCAACCAATCTCTTATTGAGTTCTTCTATTTCCGTACTCAAGGTTCTAATCTCTGGATCTGTTTCCCGGAGTTTGTCGATATCGCTTGAGCTTACAGCTCTAAACTCTTTCTCGAATTCTTCCAGCTTATCTGCAAAGGGTATTCCTAGGTCAAGTATTTCCCGGGAGATAGCCTTAAATTTCTTTATGTTTATGCTCATAAAAAGAAGTTCTTATTGAGACAATTTTAAAAACAAAGCCCACCATTTAGGTTTGCTATACGTGTAAATATGTGCGTTTTCTTTACATTGTCGCCTAACCTCTTCGAGCTTCCAGCCCTTAAGTCCTAGCTCGTTAATTTCTTGTAAATTGGGCTCTGGAGACGGTCCGTGTACCTTAATAATTTTTGTCTTAAATTTTACCATCGATATTTCGTTTTTTATAAAGTTTCTATTGGGTATATTGGTTTTGTGCTTTAAAAACATTTCTCTAACCTTGGTGCTTATGTACTTGTTTACATCTTTAGGTTCTAATCTCTGGATCTGTTTCCTGGAGTATGCGCGTGGCAAAATCGAACACATACAACAATCTCGTTGTGCCTAATACTAAAGAAGTTTCAGTTCAACTTTATCTCCACATTCATTAAGTTTCAACTTGCGACCTTTCCAGCTACTCCATTTTTGTAAAGCGCAAGGGTAATTCATGCAATTATCACAATCATATAAAGTACTAGGTACAACACTTTGCATAGGTAATACTAGTTCGTTCTTCGTTCGAGTGTCGTAAGCTTGTTTTGCGAGGTTGTAAATCTCTATCATTGCATCATTCAGCTTATCTGCTTCATCCTCATCGTAGTTACTCATATTCAATTCTGGGGCGTCGCCAGCAATCTGGAAGATTCCTGATAATATTTGCTCTATTTTTACCACACTATCTAGCAATTGTTCTGGTATTACTGCTCTTTTATTGGTGCCAGGTAATAAGGCGTTGTTTTCGGCGTTTGCATCATCCCCATTCTTTTTCACCTCTTTCCAATTAAAACTAGTTTGGTTAGTTGCGCCAAGTTCAGTGCCGCCGCGCGTATTCCACTTTTCAATAACATTAGCTCTTGCATCATAGCCTTTCTCTTCCCACCGCATATCGTCAAGTATCTGTAATCCACAACCGCCACAGCTTACCACGTAGTCGCATCCTTCTGTTTCATGTAGTTCTGCCACCCCATCGCAGCAGGGGCATGGTTTTAATATTTCCTTCGTACTCATAATTTCATCTTTAGTTATCCGTTTGTAGTTTAATGGGCTTTTAACCGTAAAAGAAAAAGCCCGCGCACTTAGAACTATTCAATATCTATATTTGGGGCAATTACAGAAGGTTTAAATATTACTCTGTACTGCCCTGTGCTTACATGATCAGGCTGTAGTTGTTCTGAAAAATAAGTAACGTTATCGGAAAGCCCTAAATTATGCTTTAAAAAGCTTCCATCTTTCATTTTTACCAAAACAACCAATTGCCCCCCAGTATTACTAATAGAGCAGTACCCTTCAACTTGCAAAATATACTTGTCTGTTATACCGTTGTAAAATACAACTCTTCTGTAAATTTCAAACTGATCTGCTGCCTGCCTTAAATTACTCGACGCAACATCGGCATCTGTACAACTTGTAATTGTCAAGCTAATTAAAGCCACTAATAGAATTAATACTTTTTTCATCTTGTTTTTTATTTTAAATTGGGTTCATATTTTGCCACTATTTCAGCCTTACCCGCTTCACCTTCATCATACTTTTGCACAACTAATGCACCGTATTTTGAGCCTATCACAACCTTACTGGGTTCAATGTCGTACTGTTCGGCAATTGAGATAATAAAACGGTGGGTAGCACGTTGTAAATGTAGCCCGCTGCTTCTTTGGGTTACATCATTCGCTAAGTCTCTAATGATATTATCAAGATCTTTTAGGTCGTCTGTAAAGTTTTCTAGGGCTACCTTGTTGCAGTTACCTTTAGCTGCACCTATGCTGCTGTCAAGCTCTTCTCTAAATTGCTCAAGTCTATATTTTAAGTCGTTCATTGTTTTGTATTTTTAATTGTTTTGTTAAAGCCTTAACGCCATCAGACCACATCGCCTAATAGCCAGCCTTAGCGGTAGGCTATTACAGCTTAAAGTGCGTTGCTTTAGCGAGTGGCCATGTTTGGCTAAATCCTCTTATCTCACCGTTATCGAATTTCACTAGCATAGTGCTTTGGTTGGCTGCGTTATATAATTCCTCATTTCCTTCAATTAAAAGCCAGCCACTAACACTATGCGGTAAAGTACTTTTACCAGCGCCATTCGCTTGCCTAACGCATAAGGATGCATTGCTATCTAAGTATTGTTCAGCTATCTCGTAATCTATTATGGCTGTAGGGTGGTTTATGTAACCTTTCTTAAGTAGCCATTCAGTGTATTTGAGTAGCGTTCCTCGTAATAGTTTATCGCTCATTAATTCTGGATTTAATTCTTTAGCTTCCATCCGGTACTTCTTACCATCCATCTCAAACTCCAGCGATTCTTGTTTATGCACTAAATGTTGCGCTACTGTCCAAACTGCCGCATCTGTTACACCTTGTTTATTTGCGCTCCACCTTTTGCCGTCGCTCAATAATGTTCCCTCGAATATTGCTGCAGTCAAAAGGCTGCGTTCTGTAGTCATTTTATTTTTTGCCATAGTTCCATTTCATAAGTTAGTAATCTCTGTCAATCCTGTTCGGTTAGCGCTAATCAAAACCATCACCCCCGTCACCACCAGCGCAATAAATGTTGGTATCGTATATTGTTCTGTAGTTACTATCACCTCCAAGCCTAACTGATAATCTTCCGCTTCCAAATAGATTTAATCTACCCGTTTTTAATTTTTCAAGTCTTTTTATGGCTCTAAGGTAAGTTTCTTCATCCTTAGTTAGCTCAAATTCCTCTCCGTTATTATTGGTTACTATTTGCCCTATATCGCATCAGAGGTCGGATTGTTTAGCTTTGCGCCTACACTTAGGGCAATCATGCTCTACTATATTATTACTCATCATCCCAGTTCCGTGACATAAATAGCAAGCTCCCGCCCCTTCGTTACTGGCCACAGCATCATTAATACTTGGCTCTTTTCCGGTAAGAGTCTCTATTTTGAATGATCCGCTGCTAGTGATGGCATCGTGAATATTTTCTTCTATAAGGTCTCTTATTTCCTCTTTGGTTTCCGCATTAAGCTTTCTGCCTTTAAGTAGATCGCTAAAGCCCCACGTTTTGTCTTCTAGGTGGGCTGTAATTGTCATCTTTAAATCCATACGCTATATTTTATATATTCTTATTATTAAATTTCCTTCAGCTCTTCAATAATTTCCTCCCTTGTTAATTGGGTGTACTGGAATTCATAACTTTTGTCGCCATATACATTCATCAAGCGCCTCACCATGTCTTTTTGACCTCCAGTAAGCCTTTTTCTGTATAGATAGTGAAATCTCTTGCTAGACACCTTCATCCAGCCTCTATTCTCAAGAACGACCTCAGCATCCTTGTATTTTTCCGATTCAGTCTTGGTGAGGGTTTTAGATAGAAACAACTCCTCCGCATTATACCGGTGTGTTTCGAAGCCACACTCATAGAAATTGCCTTCAGGATCAACCCATCCGTGCTGATGGTCCTTGGTTAATCTGGTTGGCATTACTGGATTGATTTTAACTAATGGTTTAGTTAGGGTGTCGCAGTTAAATACTAGCTTCTTGTCTTTGTAGAATGAGTAATTATATCTACCCCTTACGTCAGGGATGTCGTTTTCGCGACCAATAACTACTGTGTTGACTGTCAAATCTCTGGCATCAACCAGAAATGACAGTTGCGCATTGTAACGGGAATAGAAATACTTTATAGCCTCTACAGCAGTATCTCCAGATAGTCTTATGTATCTACCGGCATAGCGACCTACCCAATACCTCTTGTATTTTTCATATCCGTCATCCTTTCTGGCAGATATTATTTCTCTTTGTAGCTCTTGGTATAGCTTTTTAGCTTTTTGGCTCATACGATTGGTGTTTTATTATTAATTTTCCCGCAAGATAGTAAACATTTTTGAAAACGCAAACTATTTTAACAAAAAAGCCACCTAGATTTCTCTAGATGGCTTGATTTATAACTGTTTTTCATTTAAAATAACCACATGTACAAGATAGCGCTTATCGTCTACGTCGCACACAATATCTCCAGCGGTAACAGGAGAAGGGTTTTTTATTATGTCTTTATGCGTAGGCGTGGCCCAAAGAAAGCCCTCAAGAACACAGTCTCTGCTCGGATTATATATTCCATTAACTACATACCATATATTTCTATCACTCTCTTTCCATAAAGAAAGCGTAACGGGACCTACCTGGTGTACGGTATCAGTACTGGTTACGGCTTTAAATACTGCGCTCTCTACGTCGGAACTGCTCCATCCTGCATATTTTTTTAAAATCCTTAATAGGTCATCTTTGTCGTGGTCTACCCCTTCCATAGCCTCGTCGATCATATCTTGGCCTGGGCAGAAATCGAACTCTGATGCTAGCCTATGGACAATCTGAAGGTCTTTTAGTTTTTGTTTCATGTTATATATTTAAGATTTTATTAGGTCAAACAATAGTTTTCGGTTTGTTCCAGTATCAAAGAAGACGTCGTATATTTTGCAGTCATCTAATTTATTCATGTTAGATTTAGAGAAAAAATGTTTACGGCGAACAAAGGTCTCACAATCTAAAAGGGCGGCCAACTTATCGTATAGCTTCATCGCGAGTTTATTTTCAACCGATACACTAAACTCTAATTTTACAAAACCGGAACGGACCAAGCCTTCTATAGCTACTAAAATGTCATTCAAAAATACAGAACTGGATGGGCCATGGATCTTGAATATGTTAAGGTTCTCCATAACCCTCGCTGATCGATCTATTGATATTTCAATATAGCCAAGAAGCTTGCCTTCATCATTGACAGAAACATACTGCACTTTCTCCCAGTTATTTTTGCTTATAACTAGCTCAAAATTAGAGAATTGGCTATTTTTATAGTGATCGAATTCCGTAGACGATCCATTCTCTAAAAACCACTGTATGAGCTCAGCTTCACGTGTTATTGCTTGCTTTATCATGTCGTTACCCATTGTTATGGAGAGCTAACTCATCTATAACTTTTTGGGTTGTAAAACGTAAAGCTTTCACAAGATCATCTGGGGACACTCCAGAATTATCAAGGTTGAGATATTCACCGCCTAATGATGATATATTTACAACCACATTAACACCTGAAGGTGCATCTCCGTGCTTTTTGTCAGTGCTTATACCTGTATAACCGGGGCTACTGATAGCTTCCAGCATCCGAACACACATAGCTGCTGTTTGTATTAGCTCATCTTTAACATCCTGAAGAGGGCGTTTTTCCTGCTTGTATTTAAGAACAGCTTTCGCCACCTCTCCAGCCTCCTCTGTCATTATAGCTAATTGCTCAAAGATATCTTCAGGGAAGTTTGGATGTTGCTCTTCTGCTCTGTCTAGCTCATTCTCAATTAGAGAGTAAGAGCCATGTCTTGTTTCTTCAAATATTAAACCCATATTCTTATTTATTTTTACCCCATCCACCGTATATCCACCCGAAGGCGCGTACAGCAATGTAGTAGATTTTAGCCCAATAAAAACCTCTCTCCTTGAGCATTTCATAAAATAATTGATCAGCCTGCTTCCTGGTTACTGGTACCGTTGACTTGTATTGGTATAGTGCGTCGTGAACCATAGATGCGTGGTAAGTGGCTGGTAGGCCGTCACCTCTGTTAGTGCCGTCAGGCGTTCCTAGTATCAGATCTTTCCAAACAAACTTAGGGGAGCACCCATCCCAACTGTAACCTTTGGGTATGGTAACCGTTCCCCATATATTTATATGGAGATATTCAGCTGAAAATTTTTGAGTGAGGCATAGAGGCGTGGCTCTAAAGAATTCACTTTGATTGGTAAACTTATAAAATTTTTCCATATCTTATCCGCAAAATGGGTAGCCGTCGTCATCAAATCCTACATTTGATACTGGCTCTACGTTATACCCTAGTTTCTCTATTTTTTCGATATCCTTATCATGTTTTGTTGGGTCTCCTAATGTCTGTTTTGAGTAAAGCTTCTTAGCTCTTAGAATAGGAGCTACTTTTGAGCATTTGATGCCATTTATGATATCAAATTCCTCTGTATCATTAGATAGTACATCTACTTTGCACCCATCAAAATCGAATTTAGCGCCCATACCGTCTGATGCTGTGCTGGTGATGTGTATACTATACAGGTCTGACGGCATCTTTATATTGGGGGCGTAATCATTAATTAATATATCGATATCTCCAGGCTCCCGCCCCAGGTCAATGCCGTGCAGCTTTAAAGCTATTGTTCCAGTAACTAAAGAGTTTGGGTTGAGTTTCTGTATAGCTTTGATAATTTCCAATTGTTTTTCCATACGTTATCTATTTAGTTGTTGTAAGTTATTTTTTCCGTCAACAAGATAGCCATTGCTGAATCCCGTAGAGTATCGTTTCCATCAGTCATGTATTCTAAAGATGTTATCTTCTCTTCTATGTATAGACTAGCGAATTTCGGGTCATATTTTGATATACCCTTGACATTATGTATTATGTCTGCATACTTTATGGTCTGTGAGTCACCACTTACAGTGCCTAATCTGTGGTTTTCTGCTGTTTTTCTGATGGCTCTGTTCAGTCCTGGGCAGCTTTTACCCGTAAAAACGTTCGTAAGCTCACTGACTGAGGTCTTGATGGCGAAAACTTCATAGCTAGCATACCCCATGAGATGTAAATCATCAGCTAATTCATCAAGCGTCATATCTGTATCCTCTACGAGGTCATGAAGCAATGCGGCTGGAATGTTATAAGGGGTTACACAGCTCACTATTTTAGCCACAGCATAAGGGTGTGTCCAGTATTTATGTTTGCTGTACTTTCTCATTTGCTCGCCGTGTTTGCTCTTTACGTAATCCAAGAGTACTTTATCGGTGGCACAAAACTCAGATGGTGGCACTCCTGCGTTAACTAAGTTGGCGATAGCAATATCTTCCTGTTGCGATATCTGTTTTGTTACGATTTTATCTATATCTTCGCTTGGTAAATCCATAAATCTATCTACATGCAGAACTCTTGGTACAGAATGCTTGTAGTTCATAGCGTTAAAAATTATCTCGGAGCAGTGACCGTCTAAGATTTCGTTATGTATTTCGGATATTTTTACCATCAGGTGCGAAGAACGCTCTCCAGAGCTTCCCTGGGTTGTGTGGGTCGATTTTTTAATACTAGATATATCCTGCACTACCACGCTTTGATCCTCCTTTTAGTTATTTTTATATACATCATACCATGAATAATGAAGGTTTCTCCGTCAACCGTCACCGTGTCTACCCCAGACGTAACCTTGTACGCTTTAAAGATAGTGTTCATCTTAATGTGCAGCAATACCGACCATCTAAACAACAGGCTGGTGTTGGTGGAGAAGGTCGTTATAGTTCTTAACAGCTCTCTCTTTTTGAGATTTGATAATGACTGCCAGTCAAACCTTGACCTGCCGCACTTATCTTCTGTGTGGTACCCAGGAAACAAGTCTTCTGAGAAGGTAAAGTAAATTTCTTTTTTCTTTTTCATACGCTATAATTTAACTGGTCATTATTGATTGCTTCATCCCTGTACTTTTTGTCGTACTCCTCAGCAAGTTTATCGCGATTAGGTTGTGATGGCTCCATCTCTATGGTTGTTAGGTGGTTTAACAATATTGAATTGTCAAATGCATAACTTAATGCATCGCCACCGTTCATATTATTGACGTAGTAACGTTGGTGGAATTTTTCAATAATCTTCTTGGCTTCGGATATCTCAATCTCTATTACTTTACCGTGATACTTAAACGCTATTGCTTGATATGGTGACAGCTGAGATACTGAATGCTGGTTGTATGCTGTGGTTAACTTAACAAATAGGTAAGATATTTCAGGGAAGTACACGCGGTCCTTCCATATCTGTATGCGTTTATTCCAGTCATCCATATCTACCTCGTACCGCTTATCAACCCATTCGAGCTTCATAATGTCGTTACGCTTCTTTATGGCGTTGGCCCTGCCTTCATCTGACATACCGGCTATTGCTATGAGGAAATCTATCTTCCCTTCGATCCTATCTAATTGTGGATTTACCATGGGTTACTTTTTAGTTGTTCGTAAAATTCGGGATCATCCTCCTTCAGCTTTCGCATCTCTTCGGCGAGCTTCTGGGATTGCTTGAGTAAATCATCTGGAAGGGTAATCGGATCTGTTTGGCTTGACCTCCAGTGTACCCACTTAGCCCTCCACCAATTCCACAATCTCCAGTACCAAACACGATCACGGTGCGCTTCAATAAGTTCATCCTTAATGTAATCTATAGCTACCGAACAATGTTGCCCTTCACACACGTAAAGCTGTGTACAGCTACTGCCACCGATGATCAGTTCTTCGCAAAGCTCACACATGCGTTCTTGCTGTTCATCGGTGATGTCGCCGTTATCGAGTGCTTTTAAAGATCGCCGTAGTCTTGCCATAGCTAAAATTAATAGACATAGTATTGTTAATATTCGCTAAATGCGCTGCAAAATTGCCAGATAAATCGCCTAGCATGCCGCTGATGCGGCCAGCAATGAATTCTGACGTTCGAGCGATACAGGGGCTCTTGCTTGACACTTCTAAATATGCTCGGTTAACAGTAGCTGTCAGGCTCCTTTTGGCGTCTGGGAAGAGTACTAATCCTCGCGGTAATTGACGCAATTCAGCGCCTAGTACTCTGTCTACAATTAAGTTAAGCATTGCTGCTCCTGCTTTGCTTTCATCCGCAGCGTCAATGATCGCTTGATCTACTACTGCTAAAATTTGTTCTTTTTTCATACGCTAACAATAATAATTTGGTGGTTTATTTTGATCGTCATCACCTTCTCTTGTGGATATCCAGATATAGGGAGCTTAGCTCTCTATAATCAGAACTCCAATTGAATATGGCAATATCATCGTACACGGCTCCTTACTGCATCGATCAATACTGGAAAGTTACAGTTTTGTTCTGCGCCCTTCATTACGATGAAATGCTTAATCTCCATCCCCATCACGTGCTCGGGCCTGTAGACTATACGGGCGTTGCTGTGTAGAAATAATTCAAAAGCTCTTTCTACTTCACGGGTCCCGCGCATATCTCCGGCAACTATCACAAGATCAACTACTTCCGCTTCTGACGCTTTTCGTCGATATTGTATTTGGCTCAGGATCTGATCCTGGTTGCCGCTGATGATGGCTAACTGAGAAAGGGTTTTAGTCCTCCAGTCTCTTACCCATTTGGGTACTAATGTGAATTTATTAAATTTCATAGGCTATCCTTTAAGTTCTCTGCAAATGTAAATAAAAAACCCGAATAAACAAGAGTCTACTCGGATTTATTTTATTTTTTCTTCAATATTGTCAATTTCGCGAACATGACGCCTCCACCTTCTGGGCCATATGGATCTTCCTGGGTGGTAAATTCGATATGTTTATCTTTATAGATCCCCTCACTAAGCTTCGCGGCCAGATGACGTTTAGCGTCTTCTATGTACATTTCGCGATTATGCTCGGGCACTACCGGTATCCTGGTATCAGCTACATATCTCGCTTCATCCATGACTGTTTCATCTATATGTACTTCGCGATGGATAGATGGAGATATCGCTTTATCAAACTTATTGTTCACGCGAGCCAGTCTATCTGTTAGCTCCTTTGATTTGGGGTCTACCGATATTAGATCCATCAATTTTTCTATTAGTTTCATACACTATAATTTTGCTCAAGACAAAATGCCCTTCTTATTTCTTATTTAAGCTACCCTTTAATCACAGCCAATGGCTGTAACTCTACCGTCGGCATAACCAGATCGGTTTGGTTAGCCATAACTACATCGATAGATTTATATGCGCCAGGCGCTTCATCCAGCGCTTTTGTAGATGTCATGCCGTGGACAATTCCTTGGCTGTCTAGCATTTCTTTCTGGGCGGCAAAATCCAGGTTTTTCTTAGCTTGTGTTCGGCTCATCAGCCTCCCAGCTCCATGCGAACAGGAGTTGAACGACTCAGGGTTGCCCTTTCCAAATCCAAAATACGACTTAGTACCTTGTGAGCCCGGGATGATCACTGGAGTTCCGCTCTCTGCCTTTACAGCGCCTTTACGGTGAACTAATACGTACTCACCAAAATGTTCTTCTACAGCGACATAGTTGTGCGTTACATCGTGCGAGGCTGTTACTTCTACTTCTGGGAAGTACGCCTTAAGAGAATCCATTACAAGATCACCCATTGTCTTGCGATTCAGTTTTGCGTACACTTTACACGTTATCATATCGCTAACATAGTTCTTAGCCTCCGTCGTATTCGTTGGCAGGAATGCTAACTTTAATTCAGAGTCAACTGCAGAATGCCAGTTTTTATTTAGTTTTACAGCGATCTTATCATGAGCCTGAGCGACTGTATGGCCAAGATTCCTTGACCCAGAATGGATCATTATCCATATAAACCCATCGCTACCTTCCTGAATCTCTAAGAAGTGGTTTCCACCCCCGAGGGTCCCTAATTGCATCTCTGCATTTTCAATATGGTTCGACATAATTTCAGAGTTGGCCATCTCAAGCATTAATTTTTCGGGAATTTCAACAACTGGTGATTTACGCTTTGAGAATCCTGTCGGGATTTTATGCTTGGTATCATTTACCAAAGCCTTCAATGTCTGTAGGTCTATGCTAGTTAAATTAGTTCTAATTCCCAGCATACCGCAACCAATATCTACTCCGACAGCATTAGGTATCACAACATCTCTAGTAGCTAAAACACCTCCAATAGGCACCCCCATTCCACCATGGACATCTGGCATGAGCGCTACGTGTTTGTATACAAATGGCAGCTTAGATAAATTGGTGGCCTGCTCAAGGGCTAGTTTATCAATATCTGACGATACGTTCTCAACCCATGCTTTAATCGGGACAGCTCCCGTTTCTTTCCAAATTTTCATACGCTATAATTTTTGTTCAGAGCAAAGTTAATTCAATATTCCTGAAATGCAAACTTTTAAGCAAAAAAAAAGACGCCACCTTAATTGATGACGTCTTTTTACATGTTAACTAGCCTATGCTTTTAGTTGAGCTAGTGTATCCATCTTCTTTTTCTCTTCTGAGTGGGTGGTTTGACTGCTTTTAAGGGTTAAGAAGTGATCGTACCACCCATCTAAGTGCCAAAGTATAGGCGTAACCCCCATCTCTTTACATAGTTCACTATATGTACTATGGTCCTCTATTGATTTCTTTAGTCCGTATGACATGCGCTTTGTTTTAGTTTTCGTTACGCGTTATCCGCATATTTATTTAAAAAGTAAACCTTTGAAACAGTGTAGGCGTAACTAAGGGCGTCTACGTGAGGCTTGAGTACTTGGGCCGCAAAAAATTCCTTCGGTAAAGTACCCCAGAATGGATGATTTTGATCAGGTAATATTATTTTGACTTTTTTGTTTTTTACTTCAAGAATATGCTGTTCTACTACATGGCACATCTCATCTGTATGAACCCCTTGATCATCTGGGGTGTTGATTATTTTTTTTATATGTTCGCTCATGATGTTGCTTTTATTTATTTCTTGAGGACATTTCCACCATTTTGTACCCATTAATATTTAAACTTATCCAGTCTTTATCATGTATGACTTCTGAGTGGAATGGTAATACATTTAGATGTTTTGCTGACCATATATTTACATCGACAACAGTAAGGGGTCGATTAAATACGGCATCATCATACAGATCTTTATTCCTGGACATTTCTGACCTGATCTCCGTGGCCAAAAACACCATCATCTCTTCATGGGTTTTGGCTCTCTTTTTCGCTTTTTTTACTCTTTTTTCGAGTAAGAATTTGTTGATTTTTGAAAAAATAACACTCATAGGGGTATGTTTTTTGGTTAAATAGTACTTAAATCTCCTGTAGCTGTGCAGCCACACCATATGGTCACGTTCCACTGTAATCCTGAACCACCATTTACTTCTACTGTAAAAGTCCTGGTTTTCGATAAACCCTTCTGCTGGCGCCCAACCTATCATTACCCCGGTAACTTTACAGGGTTGATGGTTCTCATAGTCAAATCAAGGATATCCTTGCTTTGTTTGACTGATTGGTTGTATATAGCTTCTATAACCTGGTGTGGCGTTGAATGGCCTGACATAAGTGCCGAATAGATATATCTGGCTAATGGGTTCTTATTCACGTCACCCATAAACTTTCCAGAAAACCCAGACATAACGCTGTACTTATCATTTGAGTGATGAAAAGCCTCTTTGCTTGGATTACAGTCCTCGTCTAAGTGTGGTATGTTTTCGTTTAGCTTATATGCGCCTCCTATTTGGGTTTTTACTAAATTATAAATATCCTCAAAATCACCAGGGACCCCGCCGAGGTTTCTGTCATCAATGTAAATATCAGCGGATATTTTTCTTACATCACCATAATAATTTATTCTAGACGGATCATTCTCGTTGTATAGGGTGTAGGGGATATTAAAATAGTCCAGGTACCCTCTAGCCGCTGATTCCCAATCGGGATTTACACGTGAAGACATACTGGAATCCCTTAAGGTATTTACTATTACTATGTACCCTTCATCGATCCATCTCTTCATTACTTGGGGTACATTTTTACGTGGTGGAGGGATGTCGTGTATTGACGATTTATCCTTAGATGTAATACAGCCGTCAAAGTCAACTGAAATTGTTTTTTGGAATATCATACGCTAAAATTTAAAATTCAAAACTAGAATACACTCCAGCAATCTCTTCTGATGTGATTCCTAAATATTTTTTAGTCATAGCTATTGATGAGTGGTTAAGTACATCCATCAAAAGTATAAGTGACTCTGATGATTTATTATTCATCTCCCAATAGTGCCTAGCAAATGTTTTTCTGAACGAGTGGGTGCTGAAATTGTTAATCTGAAGAGAGTATTTCGCTTTTATTCTTTTCAGTTCAGCATTTATGTACTGTTTTGAAACAGACTTTCCGGGGTTCTTTTTGCTTGGAAATATGAGCTCAGTTAGCGTTGGAGAGCCAAGTTTTATATAAAGGAAATCGATTCTATCAGCAACACTTGGCGAGAAACTTATCTCTCGCGTTTTACCGGTTTTTTGCTCCTTCTTTACGAATTTCCTTTTAACTTTCAGTCCTTCAGGGGTTACCTCAAAGATATCTCTCCATGCTGTACTGGTAACATCAACAACTCTCAGGGCCGTAACCATGGAAAACATCAAATAAAACTCCCATTGCCAATTCTCATCCTTTTCAAGGTTTTTAAGTAACCCCTTAAAGATGTCCATTGGGATGTAATCAGCTTTCGTTAATTGTCCAGGTAATGCCATAGTTCTTTCGTTTTTGTTATAACAAATGTATAATTAATAATTGATATAAACAAAAAAGGAGACACAAAATATTGCATCTCCTTTATAAGTCATTGATTCACAGTAATAAAAATTACAAATCTTTAAACTGCTCTATTGTCAATACATGGCAATTAGGGTCCTCTTTAGCCTTCACAACTTTACTGTTTGTGGAATTTGGGTTAGCTACTATGAGGTGGGTAATCTTCTTACTGTAAGATTTTTTAACCTCACCGCCCTCTTCTGTGATAGCTTTCTCAAGATCCTTATCCCTTACGCCACTGAAGCATGCTGTAACACCTAAATACTTACTGCCTTTAGGTTCCTGGGCCGGTGTTTTGATGTATTTGGGGTCTATGTGTGTACTAGCATACCAGCTCGGGAAGTATTTGATACCTGCTTCAAATATAGCGATAGTCTTATCTGCCAGCCCTTTAACCTTGTTAAGGTTCGCAATATGCGAGTGGTCGAGTCCAGCGTAGTTGTCATACGTCATTATCTCTGTGATATAATCTGCAGGCAAATTATCCAGTATTAGCTGGAGTTTTGTTGAGCCGATGCCCGTGAACTCTCCAGACGCATGCATAATTTTCGCTAACGATTTTGAGCCGCTACGTAATGTTCGTACCTGATCGATTAGCTGCGATGCCGTGGCGTCTCCAAGGCCGTCTACGGCTACCACTTCGTCGTGGGTTAAATTCAGTATCCTCGCAACTATCTGATAACCAGCGTTGAACAATTTCTCGATCGCGCTTTCTGCAAATTCTTCAAATCCAAGGATTTCGAAGAATGAAACGATCTTCGCTAACTGCGCCCCTTTGCATCTTTCGTTTGAACACATAAGCTCTACGTAACTGCTGTTCCACTCGGTGCTGCTACCGCATGCTGGGCAAGTGTCAAATTCAGCTAGCATTTCACCCATAGCTTCTTCGTCGTAGCTTACTGTCTCTATAATTTTCGGGATTACCTCTCCAGATCTTTTTACCACAACCTTTGATCCCTTAGCTATGTTATTATCCACAATCCACTTCATGTTATAGCCAGTTGGGTTAGATACTTCTGCCCCTGATAAAATAACTCTTTCTAGAGCTACTGTAGGCTTTAAGAATCTCTGCTTGGATACCTTACAGTTTACAGAATTAACAGTTGTTTCGATACGCTCTTCAAAATCACCTTTGTACGCCATAGCGTAATTAGGGTTACCTGTCCGTTCATCTCTTCCTAGCCTCTGCCTATCTTCTGCTGTTACAACGTTAATGACTAAACCATCGATCTCGTAATCCTTATTCCATGAACTGTAAAGGCTATTCATTAGTTCGTCAGTTAAGTACTGAGCTCTAATGTAATACTGAGGGACATCAATAGCGTTGATTTTGTTTAGTTCATCCATCATAGTTCTGAAATCCCCCATTTCTAACTCATCAGAGTAATACCTGAAGTAGTCCACATGTTTCAATAATAAACTTGGGGTATCATTATTAAGCAGGCCAAGAACAGTGCCTCTAAGGGTTTTATATTCTTTGCCATCGCGAGGATTGGTCTGGCCCTTCCAGTAAGTATCCCAGTTTGCCCTGGAAATGATAAATTCTCCACCTGTAAATCTTAACGGGCCATTGTTTGGAGCGTTAATGATTTTTAAATGGTTATCGCTTCTTTGTCCTTCGTTCTCGTCACCTCCCCTTGTAAAGGCGGCTCCAGTGATTGAGTCATCCAATAATGATCCCCCGTCAAATTTAGGTCCTATCGCGATATAATCTGTTTCTGACAGGTTATTCTTCCTTAGCCACTCGCTTACCTCTTTGAGGGTCTTTAGCTTTTTAAGGCTACGCATTGGTATTGGTAGCTTTTGTTTTCGTTCTCCTCGAAATGTAAATGGCTCAATATTTACGACGAAGGGGTGATTAGGGTGTTTTTCTGCGAATGCAACCTTATGTGCATCATACACTTCATCCGATATATCAGCTTCTCCGGTTCTGTACGACTTATTCCACGCCTTAAGCTTGTCAAGTAACTCTTTGTCTTTTAATGTTAATTCCATATGCTATACTTTAAATGGGTATTGGTAATTCAGTGCGAAAATAATACTAATAATTGATAAAACCAAAAAATGAGGACAACTTTTTACGGCTGCCCTCATTTTTTTAGAAATTAAGATCTATTATTGATTTTATTTGATCAATATCTTTTTGCCTTCCCATATCTTTTTTAGCCTTAATGATATCAAAAACTGGCTGTATGCCAACCTCTTGTCCGGATAACGTGAATACAGAAACATTATACTCAGAAGCCCTGTTAACTGTGTCTATAAGAATATCTACCTTTTTACCGCCATGCTCTAATCCTATCACGATCTTATCCAAGGTTTCGATATACTCGCTATCATTGAATTTATATACATTCAGATTGTGTAAAGCCTGTATAATGCTCATCTGTTCAGAGCTTGGTTGATAGATAATTATATCTACATCTTCAGGGGGATTAGGGAGTTTTAGCCCATGCATATCAAGAGCTACAGAGCCACCTATTCTAATGTTATCATGCCCGGACAAGCTATCGATTATACCTAAAACAAAATCCGGTATGTAAGTATAAATGGATGACCTTTGCTTTGCATCTACATTAATTAATGTATCGATTGAAGTTACCGGTTTCGCCGCTGTTTTAGGTGTCCCCTTACTTTCTTCTTTTTGAGATGCATATAAATCTATAAAGCTCTCCATTGATATTGAGGTAAGAACGTCTCCGTTATCGTCTTTGCCGATAAAGGATATACGAACATTACCTTGCGATGTTAACCAGATGTTAGCTGTAGCGGGATATGCGGCTCTTCCTCTTCCTGGGAGGCCGATTTCAACATTTGAGTCTCCGTATAAAGATTTTAATCTAGATACTATAGTCTCCCAATCAGTCCTGCTGTAAGCTTCTACCAGCACTCCGTATTCACTTGCGTCAAAACGATTTCCACGCAATTTATCCGTTAATTTACATTTTTGTAATTCCATACGCTGTAATTTTTTAATTTAGGTCAAATGTAATACTAATAATTAACAAAAGCAAAAAAGAGAAGCAACTTTTTACGGTTACTTCTCTTTTTATAAGTTATATTATTGCCTTTGTATATTTTACGATACACCGCTGTGACCAAAGCCCCCTGCACCCCTTTCGGTGTTATCCAGGGTATCAGTAAGGTCAAAAGACGCCTTACATACTGGAGCGAATACCATTTGACATATCCTGTCTCCAGGTTGTATCCTAAAGTCATCTAGGCCTAGATTTTTCAAAATTACCTTAACCTCTCCCCTGTAGTCGGCATCTATAGTTCCCGGTGTGTTCAGCACGGTTATACTATGCTTGGCAGCTAGGCCACTTCTAGGCCTAATTTGCCCCTCATATCCTGGCGGGATAGCCATAAATAGCCCGGTAGGTATAATAATTGACTGCATCGGCTTGCAGTATAGCTCGTCAACACTGAAAGAGCTAAGGTCAGCCCTTAAATCCATTCCTGATGAATTTTCGGTAGAATATTCCGGTAACGGGTTGTTTGATTTGTTTACTATCTTAATTTTTAGATCCATACTCAATAACTTTTGCGTTTTTTAATGATAGCGTTCTTTTACCTTTTATTTTTCGAGATGGTAAATATTCTCGGTCAATACCGCATAGCTTGTCGTACTCCTCAATTCTAAGTACGCCGATGTCGGATGTCTCGATTTCAACATCTGGATGCATATGCCTCCAATAAAACCCAGCAGCCGTATAAACTTTGCCGTTACATGTATTCGATATACCTTGAGGCATTGATGCTGTAAGTTCAGCAGCGGCCCTTACCGATTTAAATACACCAACAAGTATTCGAGCTGGGTTGAAAGCTAAGACTATTTTTGACTCTGGTAGGTTTAATCCAGTCATATAATTTATTTTAAAGCAAAAGCCCCCGAAGGGGCTTGGTTATGCTTGGTTAACGTCTTCCTGTTTTGGTAAACGGGCATCAGATGCTTCTGACAAGTATCTGTCACTAACAGTGAATCCATTAATGAATACTTCATGCAATCTCTCGTAAGAGTAAAACAACAGGCTAGGAACAGCCCAGCATGCGAAATCAAATCCAAGAATAGCGCTGATCATTGATGGCTGGCCTTCTAGTTTTAAATGGATATGCTTTTTGTCAATCTCAAGTCTTTCACATACGAAATCAATCTGTTTCTCTCTTTCCTCAAGGTAACCTTGAACAGTTAGCCCCTTTCCGGCCTCACCTAGCGACTCAATGAAGTGTTCCGCATTGAACACTCGGTTGCTACCGATATTTGAAAAAAGTAACCCTGGAAGCTCTTTATAGGTGGCTTCACCCTCTTGTTTTACTTGCCCTAAATCGCAAGCTTCTTCGTTTTCTTTCATAAGCAAATATTATTATGCAAAGATATTAAAATAATTGAAATTTACAACACTATGGATTAATTAATCCATTTCTCACCAATATTTCATGGAGCTTCATCGGGTCATTAGCATAAACCCTTGTAGGGTTAGCTCCACTTCTAAGCTGGAAGTGTGGTGAATCTACAAATTTCTTCCAGTATCCTCCCACCTCTAAACCTAAGTCAGCGCCGCACTTCATCATGGTTTCCCATTCATACTTATGCTCCTTTAAAGTCCAAACTAAATCTAAATCTCCATCATTGTCAAGGTCTAGTCTAGGAACTGCGTCGAACGCCTCCCCTAGATTATGGAACGACTCTGCTGGGCCGGCGTTGGTGACAATGTTGGGACCCGACTGTGGTCCTACGTTAATGAGGATGTCTGCAAGAAAATGATATCCTCTTTGGCGGTATTTATGGGCCTTTTCTTTCACCTGAAAGTAAGACCTTCCTTTTCTGTAAAGCTTCGCTTGCTCCTCAAGCGTTCTAGTTGTGCTGTAAATTAACACATCAAGACCTCTTGCTTTGGTTAGCTTCAGGAACTCATAAGCTTTATCCCTCATCTGAGGGACTAGTAAGTCAATCTTTTTATTCGACATATGACCCTGTATTAGTTATCGTCTTCCTCTTCCTCTAAATTAATAGGTAGATTAGCTTTGGTAGCTAATGCTACGTGCGTTATCTTTGTAATGAGAGCAGAATAAAGGTCCGTTACTTTACCGTTCACAATTTTATATGTGAAAGTAACATTTTTCAACTCATCCTCCAGCCTGATGATTGCATCTTTCTGCGATGATGCCGGCATGATGAATTTTTCCTTTACAACTTTTACCTTGTTTTTACCAGCTTCTTCCTCAAAAGCTACTGTTAACTCCCAGAACATATCCTCAAACTCGTAAGGAATATACTCCACGAATGAACCGGCCGTGTCCGGGGTATAGGCGATAACGTCGTTAAGACTGACACCTGAAAATTGAACTCTTTCAATTTTATCGACAACTGTATTGTCTGTGTAGTTGGTTAGGGTGTTAAGGTAATCCTGAGCTACAACCTCAGCTTCCGTAAATGAAGAAACCTCCAATAATACAACGCGTTTTCTAACGCTTAACTCTCCTTCTGAGTTTTCAGCCGTGATACGGCCTGTGATTTTAAATAAATTCATACGCTATAATTTTAAATTCGATGCAAAGGTAACATTATTTTTTAATATACCAAAAAACATCTGGGTTTTCTTTAAATTTTCTTTCGTACCCATTGTTTTTCATGAGTTTTATAATCTCATCGGATTTCCATGTGTCTGTAATTTTCGAGAAGCCATCTATGGTGACATTCTGATTGCAGAGCAATTTAACCCTTTCCTTTTCTATAAGGAACTGAGCGCAGATCTCTTCAGCTTTGTTTTGCTCCAAGGTACATTTATACCTCCAGAAATGCTGAATGAAACCTCGTGGTGATTCGATAGTGTGCTTACCATTCCATTCCCAGTAATCGTATTTTTCGCCGTGTGCCTTAGCAAAAGCAACAAGATCCGTGACTAAGAGCTTGTTTTTGCGTGCTATTTCAGATATTAACTTTTGTGCCATAATGCGCGTTTTAGATTCATAAGCGAGTAATTATTTATTAAGTGCAAATATAAAATAAATAATTGACATATGCAAGTTTTTACTTGACAAATTTAAATTCACCATCCCAGCTAGATAGCATCGGTAATTTCTCTGACTTGTATAAGCGGTAAATTTTCTCCATACCGATTTTAGTTAACGTTAGAACAGACTCTCTTCTGTAAAACCATTTACCTTGCCGCGTTTTAGCTACAGGTTCATCAGATTCAAGAAAATTAATCTGGAACCAATCTCTGGTGTAGCCAGTTGGTAAGTACCCAACCTGCTGGAAGAGTTGATCCCCAGACTCTACCCACACCTTTGAATGCATTTTAATCTTTTTCTTAGCAATCAAATGAGACAATAACCCTTTCTGTTTAACGCCATTAAGCTGTAACACGGCTTGGGTGAGAGTTATTCCAGCTTTGAAGTTGTCTATCAAATCGTCTACGTGACTTTCTGATTTTGTCAACTTCTCTTGTAGCTGCCTATTTTCTTCGAGTTGCTTAGACATGAATAAAACTTCAGTTTCAGACAGACTGGGAAAGTATGTCTTTATGAATTGAAGAGATGAGTTTTCCGCAACGAATCCACCAGTACGCCTGATTGTTGGTAGTACAAGATCAGTTATCCAATCTTGAAAGTCTTCTGCTGAAGGAGAATTAGACTTTATTGTTGCTCTATAAAGTTGCTTTTCTGATATGAAATCAGACTTATGTAAAGGTGGCGTTTCTGCCGCCTCGCTAACTTTCAGTGCTTTACGTAACTTATTCATATCTGGAAGCTTGTTCCCGCTCGTCGTAACTTTTGTCGGAGCCCACAATTTTAAAGCTACCTCACCAGCGTTAAACATTGGCTTTTCTGATGTTCCATACACGCTAAAATCACCAAACATACGATGTTTGAAATTCTTTAATTTTTCCATAAGCTTTTATTTTAATTGTACATAATATAATTTATTCTCCCGCACGATATCGTGCGGGAGCTAATGGACAGTGTGTTACGTTATTTATTTAAATTGCCCGTAAACATAACTGTTCATCAAGAGGTTTTTATAATTCGATCCCCTTCAAGCTTGAAGTCCCCAGCTTTCGGCTTTTGATATACTGGATAGTCGCCACGTTTACCTCCTAACATTTTGAATCTAGCCCAAATATCATCCTCGTATTGCCATAAAGCATTTATAGCTGATAGATCTATGGAGATGCCATTATCATCTCGCATTTTGATGATATTAACAAACCCGCTATCTGGATTTGATAACTCGGACAGCCTCTTGTATGTTGCGCGTTTTGAGATACCTATCAACTCAAGATCCCCGGCTATTTTTGTAGAGGAATGGTATGTGCTGATTGTTTTTAGATCTCCATCGATGTAAAATATTTTCCATAACAGCGCTAGGAATAGCTTCTGGTAGACGGTAAGTACAGAGGTGGTAAGAATTACACTGGGGATTCGCTCAGCTTTTTCTTGTTTGCTTTCCAGTATATCTACTGTTATGTGTACTTTTTTACCGTCTTCGCTCATTTTTCTCATTACAGAAATAGCGTTCGCCTGCTCTAATTCAAGTAATGCTTTCTGGTAGGTGTTTGAGCTTATCGCGAACTTTTTCTTCATGAAGGTATAACTTGGGTCAAACCTCTTGTTTTCTGTTTCCAGAACCCCCTTTGTCCATCTGATGGCTAGGTACACAAATTTAGATGCTGGAGATATAGCGTCATTGCCTACGGTTCTTAATTTTCTAATTCTTTCTGGGAGTGGTGTCTCCCCTCCTTTAAACTCTATAAAGTTCTTCTTCATAAGCTAGCTTGTTTGTTTATCGATTTTTACTTTATGGTGCAAATATATAAAAAAAACTTTAAATAGCAAATAAAGCGCTCTTTATTTCTAATTTCACTGCATAAATAAACCACTGCACAGAAAGAGTGGGTTTACTGCACAGAAAGAGTGGGTTTACTGCACAGAAAGAGTGATCTACTGCACAGAAAGAGTACAGTAAAAACCCAAGCGTAAAATCCAATAGTGAAAACCCAAGATAAAACCCTTTGTAAAAAAAATGTTCGCTACGCTCACTGAATTTCGCTTCGCATTTTTAACACCTTTTTAAAAACACCCAAACAATTCCCCATACATCCAGATTAATTGCAATAACATTCTACGCAATTGCAATTCGCGAATCAAGGATTGCAATTAAAACCAATAAAAGAACCTTCCAGCTATTCTTAATTATGTAATCGATAATCAAAAAACAAGCATATGCCAGAAATAAAATCAAAAGACTTTTCTACCGCCGACAACCCAGTAGTCGGAATGGATGAGGCCACCCTGCATTCGGTGTACAAGACTTCAAAGAAAGTCATACAGGAGTATGTAAGGGAAATAGAACGACACAATAGATACAAAACGGCCAGAGCAGATTTTTCTACGAAGGTAATTATGGATAACCGCGCGGCCCTAATCGATCTTTACGAGGCATGCATGCAGCAGGATGCCCATATGAAAAGCGTTATTGAGACATTAGAATCTCAGGTTCTCGGAGAGCGCTATATGATGGCCAGACAAACTCAAAGTGGCCAATATGTCAAAAATATTGACGAAACGAAGAAAATTCAAGGCACCCAGTTCATAAAAATAATTAAAGGCATCCTAGAGTCGAAGCTTTATGGTTATACGTTGATCGAGCTAGGAAGAGGCACTCATCCTATTACAGGGAAATTGACTGATGTAAAACTTGTTGAAAGGAGAAACGTGTTAGCGGACCAGCATTACGTTGTGAAACGCCAAGGTCAGTACTACCCAGGGTGGGATATAAATGAACCAGCTTATGTTGATGATTATGTTCTGGTAAAAAATGATGATCTGGGTATGTTCTCAGCAACCACTCCGCTTATACTCGCGAAGAAATTCACATTCGCTAATTACGTTAGCTTTGCACAAACGTACGGCCAGCCAATAATTCAAGGAAAAACAGCCGATGAGGGCACTACGGCCAGGCAACAATTGGCAAATGAAATTGCCACGGCCTCAGCTCAGCGGATAATTGTTACCGGCCTACAAGATGAGTTAAGTGTTCACGCTTTAGCTATGTCTAATTCAGAAAAGATATACACAAGTTTGGTGGATATGGTAAATGCTGAAGTTTCAAACTTAGTCTTAGGGTCAGAATCTATGGCTGGAGCTACACAGAGTTATGTTGGATCATCCAATGCCCATCAGGATATATTCAGAGATAGAATTGAGGTTTATCGTGAATACATTGAGAACATAATGAATGAAGAGATAATTCCAAGACTTGTTAAGAAAGGCATGCTTGAGCCTGGCAATGAATTTAAATACGCCAACAAACTTGAGATGTCTAACGAGGACCGGATCAAACTTTACAACTTCATAACCGACAAATACAATGTTACTCCTGAAGAAATAGAAAAAGAATTTGGTATAGTCGTTGGTTCCCAGTTCAACGCGGCAATCGCTGCTGCTACTAACGAAAACCAAAAGCCAGCCACAACGAAATTGAAAAAAGTTGAGGCCAAGGTAAATTTTCTGACGAGGAAGTAGACGGGTCTACTGCTTCCTCTATTGAATCGATCACAGCCAAGATCTCAGATTTTTACAATGTGCAGGCTGAAGCATCGAAAAATGACCTTGATGGAATAAAGGACATCACAAACGACGAGTACGTTACCTTATTAGCTATTTTAAGAGGGTTTTTAGAGGATTTCTATAACAATCCATCTCTATATATGACCCATACAGAATTAATGGAACAGAGGGCTGTATTCGCTCTTAATCATGCATTCAATGGTTACGGGTTATCTTTTGAGAGAGCTATGAACATCGTGAAGCTTGAAAATAACGACGGTTTAACGGATATCCAAATCGAAGAACGGGACATGCTTATAGGCCTGATAGATAACATCATAAACTTCTCGGTTGCCGCTGAGCATCAAACGTTAATGAGTATATCTGAAGACAGAGAAAAGTCTGTAGATATGGAAGAATTTATGATTACGGCCATCAATACATTTTCCAAATACAACAAGACTTACGCAGGTATTGAGAATGAAGATATTTTCTTTGCATTAGGATTGGCAGCTGAATGGCTTAGGTTCGATGCTGAAACGATACTTCAATTCACAACTCAAGGCGATGAGAGAGTAAGGGATTCTCACAACGCCATAAATGGGCTAAGATACAGGAAGAAGGACTTCCCAGCTGCTTTGATACCCCCAATTGACCATGGGTGCAGGTGCTATTTGATTGATACAGGATCGACCGATGGTCGCAAGCTTACTAATAAGCCGAATGTATCAAAACTAATAGACGACGCTACAAACCCAGCCTTTAAATACAACGTGGCCACTTCTGGCCAAATGTTTGGTGAAGACCATCCGTATTTTGAGATTGGTAGCTCATATTTATCTATACTGGGAGCTACGGTGACCAAGATAAAAAGCAACTTAGGTTTATGAGAATGTTAAAGCCTGACCAATTTCTGCGTGAGCTCCGGAATATGCAAAGTAAATTCGAAACAGAGCTATTCCGGGCCAGACAAGAAATCGGAACCTATGCCGTAAACCACTTCCAGTCATCCTTCAGTAAAGGAGGATTTGCTGGAGGAGGTAGTTCCTGGAGAGATAGAGAACATTCTTATTCTCATAAAATGCTAGACAAAACAGGAAGTATGAAAGAGGCTATTAATTTTAGAGCTTACAATACGTCTAACAATATTGTCGTATCAGCCACTAAGTCGTATGCAAGATTCCATAACGATCCGGATGGGTCATGGGCTAGAAATCAACACACAAGCAAGACCACACTGCAAAGGCAGTTTATAGGCAACTCAAGGCCTATGGAGCTGTGGATCAAAAGCAGATTGCAGGCGATGCTAACAAATACATTTAGATAATGAAGGAATTATATTTAGCGATAAAAGAAATCATCTTAAACATACCCGATATATCGGACCCTACTCAAAAAATGTTTAAGACAGTAAAGATAGACAAAGGACAATTCCAGAGAGTGATCAGTAACGTGGAGAACGAAGAGATGGGCATAATTTTCCCTGCTGTATTTATACATTTTGTAAATGTATCTTATCTTGTAAGTCAGAACCATATAGGGGAAGGCAGAGGTACAATGAGAGTTAGGTTTGTACTAGATAGATTGAATGACCAGGAGGATGAATTCGAGACAGAAATCTTTGACTACGCAGCAATAATCAACGCTGCAATTCAGGATGCTAGGAACACCAACGCCCAACTAGGAGAAAGGTGTGACCTCCAATATTTCGACATGCCAGAATCAGTTTCCAGAGGACTACAACCATGCTGGCTTGATTACGGTGTTAATTTTAGAGATATGTCCGCGTTCACGTTCAGAGATTATATCAAAAAGACTATCGCAACACCAGCCCATACAAACTTCTCAGACATGACAGAGGAAAATAGAGACGGTAGAGTAGATGTGATAGTAGATATACCGACTCAATCAAAGATGAGAGACGAAATATCTGAATAACCATTTAGCCTATGGTGGCTCTATTATAAAGAAAGGGTTTTCCATACGCTATACAATAAATCCTAAAAATGCTCATCCATTGTCTTGGGTGGGCATTTTTACTTTGTAAACTATTTGCAATAAGCGTATCTATTATTAAATATAAAAACACTATAAATATTTGCCGATGGATATAAAGAAATTCCAATTTATCGAAGGCAGTATCGCGACAGGTGAAGTAGCGACTATTAGATTTTTTGATTCTGTTGACGCATGGTCAGTAAGTTCGTTTGTTGACGAATTTCATTGGCTTGAGAATTATGTAAAACCTTCAAAAATTAAGATCCTAATCAATTCAGAGGGTGGGTCAGTTTTAAGAGGTATGGGGGCGTTCTCCGCTATCATAAACTCAGAGGTACCAACAGAAACAATTGTCGAGGGTCTTGCAGCATCTATGGGATCTGTCCTATTGGCAGCTGGTGGCGTAGCTAAAATGCGCGACTACGGTATTATTATGCTTCATAATCCATTTGGGGGTAATGACCCAAATGATCCAATGGTCCTGGCTTTTAAAGACCAGTTGAAGGTAATCTATAAAAAACGATGGGGGTTCAGCGATGAACGTATCACTGAAATTATGGATGGCCCAGAGGATGCGGATGGGACATATATGAATGCTGAAGCTGCTGTCGAATATGGTATAATGCATCAGGACAATGTAATACAAACTCCACTACAGGATAAAGAGTCGATACTAGCTAAACTAGACACTTCAAACTCAACTGTTAATTACGGAGAGGTATTTTCATGCTCATGCCCTGTTAACTCAAACATTAAACCATCTCTTGATAATTTATCTAATATTAAGAGTGAAGGGAATACAGTTCCCAATGATAACAATAATAACCAACAAAATTCCAACACTATGGAAAACAATTTTGAAGCGGTAGTAGCTACTCTTGAATTAGCTAAGAATTCTACTCCAGCTGATGTTATGGCTAAAATTGTTGCTTTGAATAAAGTTGAAGCAAAAGTAGCAGCCTTAACTCAGGATAATGCAACCCTAACTCAGGATAATGCAGACCTTGTAATTGCTAAAACAGGATTACAAACAAGCCTAGAAACAGTAACTGGTCAGTTAACCGACAAAGAGACTGAGCTTACTTCGGTAAAAGCAGAATTGCAGGCTTTTCAAGATGAAAAGATCGCCAAAGTAAAAGCTGAGCAAGAGGCCGTTATTGACGACGCGATCAAAGCAGGTAAAATCAAAGCTGAATCCAAAGATCAGTGGGTATCTATGGCCAACATGAATTTCGACACTGTAAAATCTACCTTAGATTCTATGCCAGGTAAAACTGTTATTTCTCAAGAGATTGTAGCAGACGCTGGATCAACATTCGTAAGCGAGGGTGGGGTACAGCTAACAGACGAAGAGGTAAAAGCTAAAGAGCATGCCGATAAAATCAAAGCAGTGGTTGGCGATATCACATACACAAAATTAGCTTAATCAATAAAAGAAACACGATATGGCAGTAAATTTTTCTACTAACACATACTCTGGTGAAGTTCTTGAGGATTTAATCTCTCACGCAGTACAAGGCAACGACACCATGAATGAAGGCTTGGTCCACGTTAAAAGTGGCATCCAGCACAAATATGTCCTACCTACAATCAAATTAGGTGAAATCATCCAGGACAACGTAGCGACTCCGGTTAGTCCTACTAATTCCAAAGGTACATACACTTTAGGGGAACGTTACCTAGAGCCTGAAGAGTTCATGGTATACCTTGAGTTTAACCCACGCGATTTCGAAGAGTACTGGAGACCTTTCCAGCCAACTGGAAACTTAGTGTTCCGCGAACTCGATCCTTTTGTACAAACTAAGATGTTACGCCTATTGATTGAGCGTAAAAACGAATACTTAGGAGAGTCAATCTGGATGTCAACAAAAGGTGGCGGCACAGCAGCTTACACTGGACCTGTTGGATTAAATGCATTAGGTACAGGAATGAACAAGTACCACCAAGGCTTCATGGCCCGTTTGTTAGATTCTATCAAATCTGGCGTAGGTACTGAAAAAGTAATTTCAGCAGGTACTACCGCTCTTGACACTGGAGCTAAAGTTGAAGCAGCTTTATACGCTATCTGGAAGCAATTTCCTAAGCAGTTACGCAAAAGCCGTAAGCTTAAGTTCGTTATGGACATGGAAATTTGGGATCTTTACGACGAATATTTGACAGCTAAGGATGTTAAATACAAAGAGAACAAAGATGTTAATGAGCACAAATTCAAAGGTAAGCCAATTATCCCTATTAACGGAATGCCAGAACAAACTATTGTATTAGCTGAGCTAAGCACTGGTGCTGATTCTAACTTCTGGATGGGTGTTGATTACGCTAATGATACTGAGGTTGTTAAAATCGACCAATTGCAATCAAATTCTGAGCTATACTTCTTCCAAATGAGAATGAAGATCGATGTTAACATCGTTAAGCCTGGCGAGATTGCAGTACACACCCCATGGGTACCAGTATAATAGACAGATAATAACTGAAACATATAAGAGGAATGGGACCGATTCCATTCCTCTTTTTTTTTAAAACTATTGTAGTATGGTAAAAATAAAAGACAACACCAATATCGACAGCGCAAAAGCTGGAGAAACACCGCAGCAAAAAGCAGCGAAAACCAGAAAAGCTAATGCTAAAAAAGTAAACGCTGAGGTAAAGCCTGAAGTTAAAGCTGAAGAGGTAAAGCCTGAAGTTAAAGCTAAAGAGGTTGAAGTTGAAGAGGTAAAGCCTGAAGTTAAAGCTAAAGAGGTTGAAGTTGAAGAGGTAAAGCCTGAAGTTAAAGCTGAAGAGGTAAAGCCTGAAGTTAAAGCTAAAGAGGTTGAAGTTGAAGAGGTAAAGCCTGAAGAAGCGATCAATATAACCGTAACACCACCCGTGCAGCCACCAGCAGACGCGGACCTCAACGAAACAAAAGAAGAGACTCCAATCTTTCCAGAAGACGGGAACGGGAGAACCCACCAGGCATTAAAGCTTCATAGTGACACCGAAGAAGTGTACATCAATAAGGCTGGTAGCCTGTTCGAGGTTTCTACTTACTCAGAAAAGTTTTTCGGTAAAGCAGTAAAGTACAAGAATCCACACTTTAAAAAATAAAAATATATGGCATTATCAAAAATATCGTTTAGTAGAAAATACGGTAATCTATCTACCCCATTAGCGGGAGAGGACCATATCTCGGCGATGGTATTCGACGTTACGAACTTTCCAGGCACTACAAGTGATGGAGATGTTCATGAAATATTCAGCTTAAACGACGCTGAAACGCTAGGAGTAACAGCATACGATGACTCTGGCAGCGCAGCTAATTACGAGCTAGGTATCCCTCACTTGCATATTTCTGAGTTCTTCAGATTAAACCCTGGAGGTAGTTTATTTGTAGCTTTCGCTGACTGTTCAGCTAATTGGAATATCATTTCAGATATCCAGAGTTTAGCCCAAGGAAAAGTAAGACAAGCAGGTGTATGGACACGTCAAAAGTTACTACAACCAGGAGCTGCTGTTTCCGACCCTTATGAATTAAGATTGGTGGCCGACTTACATTCAAAAGCTGATGAGTTAGCTAAAGTTAATCAACCTATTTCTGTGCTTTTATCAGCAAATCTGGTATCTATCGATGCCGCTGGCAACACAACAGGATTAACCCAATTGCCAGATATTAGTGGCAGCTCATACGATAGAGTGACAGCGTTAATTGGCCAAGGTAACTCACCTACTGTAAAGGCTATCCAATTAGCAGATGTGTCACATAACACAGTAGGATGTGTTGGGGCAGCGTTAGGCTTAGTGGCTAGATCGTCTGTCGGAGACTCAATTGCTCACGTAGCTCAGTTCGATATGTCTGGTGGCCACATGAACACCGTAGCATTAGGATTTGGCGATGTATCTATAACAGATCTAAAGCTAACCAATACCTACGCCCTTGACACTATGACTCAAGCACAAAAAGACGGTATTGAATCAAAAGGTTACGTATTTCCAATGAAGTACACAGGCTTAACAGGAACCTATATGAGCTCAAGTAAAACTGTATCTAACACAGATTACAGAACTATTGAGCGAAACAGGGTGATCGACAAATCAAGACGTAACATGAGAACTCGATTACTACCTTTCCTTAACGGAACTGTAGATATAGCCCCTTCCACTGGAACTATTTCTGTAGCCCAGATAAAGGTATACAAAGTAGCATGCGAAAGCGTTTTGCAAAACATGCAGGATGCCGGAGAGATCAGTGGATTTCAAGTTAGAATCGATCCAGCTCAAAATATATTATTAACGGATACATTAGCGATTAATTACATTATAGTTCCTAATGGTAAGTCTGCTAATATTACCGTTACCGAAGGATTCGCATTAACAACAACTGAATAAATTTACAGCACATGGCATTAATTAACGGTAGATCTTATGATTGGAGCATGATTCGCTTCAACTTTAGCAATATATCTGGAGAGGAGATTGCGGGTATTTCAGGTATCAAGTATAACAGAGATAGAAAGATAGAAAACAAGTACGGAGTAGGCTCAAAACCTGTAAGCAGGGGCTTTGGCAACATTACCTTTACCGCTTCTATCACTATGGATATGAACGCCTCTGAACAGATTAAATCACTGGTGCCTTCTGGAGTTTTGGAAGACTTAGGTGAATTTGATTTAATTGTCTCTTACATCCACCCAGAATCAGGGGCGACTGTTATTGACACGATTAAGTCTTGCATTTTCTCAGAACAAGGAACAGATGCATCTCAGGATGATACAAGCCTTGAAAAAGAGTACAACCTTAATCCAGGAGATATTGAATTTGGTGATTCATCACTTATTTAATAGACATACAAAAAAGGAGGTCATTATTGACCTCCTTTTTTTGTACCTTTTAAACCATATTTGTTCCGCTGTACCTATTATTAAGAAAAGGATTTATAATAACTTATACTTATTGTTATGGCAGAATTTAATGAAGACCAAGAGCAGGAGCTATTGATTAGCGCCTCATTGCAAAAAGACATCAAAGCTAAAGTAGAAGAGCTACAAAAGGTAAAGAAAGTAAAAAAGGTATTCCCTATTGCCGTAGAAGGTGACGAGGATGACGAGAAAGACCTTTACGTCGCGTACTTTAAAGAGCCTACGTTCGCAGATTTCTCGAAGTTCACAGCTATGGGAAAATCAAACGAAACTCAGGCCTTACGCCAATTAGGCCGTGACTGCTTGCTGGATGGCGACAAAGAATTACTTGATGACGACTCATTATTCCTATTTGGATTAATGCCTCAGTTATCATCTATTGTTAGATTCAGAAGAAGTCGAATCGTAAATTTATCAAAAGCTGGGAAGTAAAAAAGTGGCAGACACTTCGACAATATGAAGCGTATGTCAGGCATTTTTTTCCCGGCGTTGACCTCTCCAATATAAGCGATGAAGAATTCGCAAAACTGGCCCAAGACGCTGTATGGTTAAAAGCTGATTTGAACCCATTTGGTAAAATGGAAGGAGCTACCCAATAACACCATAGCGCTTGCACTAGTAAGTATAAAAGCCTCACAGTTCTGTGGGGCTTTTTTTGTATATATACGCAGACAACCAATGTCTTTTGTAATATCCTATTATTAAGTGTATACACAATATTCATTTAAATGAAATAAGCGCATGAATTATGGAGTTAGCTATAAAATAGACATAAATGGCAGCGCTGCATCACGAGAGCTTACTAGCTTCTTAAAAACAGCAAACACCGTCATCCCAAAGGTGAATGGTAAGTTTGACAGTATGAATAAGAAGATTAGAAAGACAATTGAAAATGTAGAAAAGCTGCAAAGAGAGCTAAAGGAACTTAGCAAAATAAAGATTGATCTGAACTCAAAGTCGGCAATTAGAGACATCAGGGAAATCAAAAGAGAGCTTGATAAGATTAGAAATAAAAGAGTAAGAGTAACCATTGATCAGAGAAATCAATCAGGGGGTAGATCTACTAGCTCAAGACCAAGAGGGGTATCAGCTTCCAGGCCAACAGCTATGGGAAGAGCATTCTCTCCTACATCAATGATGTCCGCTGGAGGGATACCGTTCGCTACTACCATAGGAGCAGGTCTTATCGGTATGGGATTACGTTCTGTAATATCAGAAGCTTCTCAGTTTCAACATACAATGGTAAGTGTTAACGCTATACTAAGAACAACAGATAAAGACGCCGCCACCTTTAACCAGAGATTTGAATCTATGTCCTCTAATATGAGGCAGTTAGGTGTAGATACAAAATTCTCAGCAGTGGAAATCGGCAACGCTTCCAGGTTCTTATCTATGGCAGGCATGGGCATCGCTCAAATCGATGGATCGATGAAGGCTATCACAAATATGGCGGCCATTGGAGACACCGACTTAGGGGCCATGGCTGATGTTGTGACAAACATAATGACCGGCTACGGTATAGGCCATGAAAGAATAAATGACGCCAGTGACTCTATGACCTCTATTACGTCACGAGCAAATGTAAATATCATGGAAATGGGAGAGTCCATGAAGTACGCATCTAACTATATGCGTATGGCAGGTATAGATTTCAGTGAAGGAGCTGCAGCTGTAGGTGTTTTAGGTAATGCTGGTATGAAAGGAACTTTGGCTGGTACAGCACTTAGAGCTATGATAATCAGGTTAATAGCGCCAACCAAGAAAGCTCAGAAAGTAATCGACAGATTAGGTGTATCCTTCACCAGAATGGTACCAGACGGCAAAGGAGGCATGAAAGAGGCAGTTAAACCGCTACATACAATATTTTCAGAGTTAAAAGGTGCTGGGGCATCTATGGAAGATCTGAAGTTAATATTTGACAAAATCGGTGGTGGTGGAGCTATGGCGCTTGTCAATAATCTAGACAAACTAAAAAGTCTTACCACATCCGCAAGCTTTGCTGGTGGAGAAGCTGATTTTCTAGCAGAAGAAAAAATGAAGACGGTAGTAGGTTTGAGTCAACAGATAAGATCTAAATTTTTGGACTTAGGTCAAACGCTATTTGATAAATTATCACCTAAGCTGTCGCAAATGATGACAGACCTTCTTGGATGGCTAAAAGGAGATGATGCCAGTAAAATGTTCGACTCTACAACAGAGGGGATAAGTGACTTGCTTGATGGACTCAAGAAAACCGCCATATTCGTAAAAGGTAATTGGCATTGGTTAAAATATGTTCTAGGCGGCATGGCCGTTAAAAGTATAGCTGGAAGAGTTATTGGCATGGGATCGTCTATGGTCGGAGGACTAAGGGGAACTGGCAGTATGCTGGGGTCTGTAGGCAGATTCGCTTTAGGTAGATCAGGAGCTGCTGCAGGAGCAGGTATAGCTGGTAGAGGCTTAGGAATGCTAGGTGGATTAAGTTCAGCAGGAGGAGCAGCAGCGACAAGTGTTGGGGCCATGGCAGCGTCTTTAACTGCCTTAGTTGCAGGAGGAGCTATTGTTGCAGGAGTAGGAGCTATAGCTTATGCTGTATGGGATGTACATAAAGCTTCGCAGGCAGTACAAGAGTCAAGGTCTGCAGTAGCTGATTGGTCTATGAAAACAGTAGGGGCCAACACGGAGTCCTTAGACATCATCCAGCAAAAACTAAACGGTATATATTACACCCAGAATAAAATATCTGGAGAGAAAAAAACTACCACTAAATCGTTCGGACAGACCAAATGGGACCAGTCAATCAAAGGTTGGAGAAAAACCAATAAGTGGTCATGGTTACCATGGGCATCTGGGGATGAAAGGAACAAAGATTTAACTGGCACTGTTAAGGATTTAGCTATATCCGGCAAAAGGGGCGAGCAGATCCGCAATATCTGGAAAGACGCTATGACAGGTGGCCCTGGAGGTATCAACGCTAACATCCAGAGAATAATGTCACTGAGAGGACAATATGCCTCTATGAGTCAAGGAAAAACTCCATTATCAAGTATGATGGAAACAGGTATATATGGCGGGGGAAAGGGATACAACCAAGTCCTCCAGTCTAGAGATGCCTATCAGTCATTAATTGGTTTTGCGGACACAATGATCGATCAACTACAAAGCATGAGCAATGCTCTAGGCTTTGAAGGGAAAGGTCAAAATATACATGTCTTAAAGTCACTAGACGCCTTACTTGGAGGCAAGATGAACTTAGGTGGCTTTATAGAGGATATGAAAACCGGCAGATATACAACTGGCGAGGACATAAAAAACAGACTTGGAGTCAACAAACTAAGTGTTTCTGGTATCAAAACGACTCTGGCCAGCATGGGTATAGGGTCAGGTATGATAGACACGATAATACAAAAATCAGGCCTGCTACCATCCGTAAATACAAACATAAAGGGTGAGTCAGATATCAAAAAACTTACCAACGAAAGGGGCGTAGATGACCTGGATGGAGGCATAGGAGGTTTAAGTGGTACCGGAAGAACGGGTAACAAAACCGGCAAGATGCTTATAGTAAATATAGACAGCTTGATGAATGTTGAAAATGCCAACTTCGCGAACGAAGAAGACATGGACTCTATGAAGGAGAAAATGGCTCAAGCATTAATGGATGTAGTAAAAGATTTTGAAATAGGTTACTAATAATTAACATATGGGAAGATTTAAAATTGATACCGCTAACCCTCTGTCTTTAAAGCAGGGGGTTAGACAAATAAAGCTTATAAAATCAGCTGGGCTAGGCTCTGTCAAATCGCAGGTACGGAAACTCGTATCTGGAGACATCTCCCCAGCTGATTTAATGGATCCAGGAAAGTATATATCTGACAAAAGTAAGATAGCTACCTTACTGGGTAGGTCAGACGAAAGACAGAGACCGAGGTATTTCACGCATTTTGGTGCTGGAGTCACAGATTATTTGGTTCTTAGCTTAAAATATGTAGTAGAAACAGTTACTGAGGTGCCTGTACAGAATGAACTGGTTATGGGTAGTGAAAACTTAGACCCAGACCCATTTCTTAGCGAGACAGAACAAACAGTTACAAAAACAGAAGGGATAGATTCTTTTGTTGATTTATCGGCAACCGTAGCTATTTCTAAGAAGAAGAACGTACTCATGACAACAGTAGCGGGTAGGGATCGGTCCAGAAAAGAGTATATATCATCAGGTGATTTTATTGTAGATATCGAAGGAGTGATAGCCAGCAAACTTCCAGAGCAGTATCCAGAGGATGAAGTGGAGATGTTGATCAAGATGCTAGAATCCAAAGAGACCCTATCTGTAGAGAATCCCCTGTTGAATAGATTCGGGATAAACGGATTGATAATTCTAGACTACAAAATACCGCAAGGTAGAGCTACAAAAAATACCCAAGTATACCAAATCAAAGCTGTTTATGAGCCACCTATTGAATTCTTAGAGGCTGAAGCCGTTGATAATTCAACTAAATTACAAAAAAGACTCAAAGCAATCAATGAGTGGGTAGCCCTGGATAACTTAACAACCGGAGCTGCATCTAGAATATAATGGAAGAAAATCAAGTTTTTAGCTACAATGTACTAACATGCAAAATTCAAATAGGGGATTTCGATTTGAATGCAGATAGGTACATCAACACAAAATATATCTTTACAGAACTTGTGAATGTAAAGATAAGGGACTCTTACGAGACATTGACAAATACAGCTGACATCACCCTCCCCAGAGATATACTTCTATCCCTGGGAGAGAAGTCAGACGATGGCTTCAGAGAGAATTCAGTGCTGTATGACGCTTCTTCTATAATACAGAAAGGGCAGAGGATATCTATATTCTTAGGGTACGACGACAACGACAAACTAATGTTCGATGGCTTCGTAACATCGATAGAGGCTAAGTCTCCATTTGTTCTTCATTGCGAAGACTTTGGGTACAATCTAAAGAAAACATCCATACCAAGACTTGTGACATCTAAAAGTGGCACATATATTAACGATATCCTCCCAGATATCCTGGAACCGACAGGAGTTACGCTTCACCCTTCCACAGTAGATATGAATATCAAGATAGGTCAAGTAAATATAGAAAAAGCAAAATCGCTAAGCGAGATACTGGAGCAATGGAAAAGAAATTATGGGCTTATGTCTTTTATAAAATTCCACAATTCTAAACCATGCCTGGCTTTATCTAGAACGTATTTTTCTACGAATGAAGACAAAACACTGATAGATGGAGATTCAAGCATACCGTCACTTATAGACTTTCAAGACAATGTAGCTAATGACAAACTGAAGTTTTCATATCTTGATTATGATACATTGGCACTAGAAGCGACAACTCTATACCCAGAAAATAACAGTAGATTAAGACTTACTCTTATCACGAATAAGTCATACGCAAAAGAAAAGGCTAAATGGGATAACCTAAGTGATTCAGAGAAGGCCGGCACTCCACCGCCTGATGAATATGAGATAGTCAATGAAAGTACTATAAGTAAAAAAGAAGCAAAGAAGAACTTTAAGGCCGCCATGAGTATAAAGGATAACATTGCCAATGTAAAAAACATCCAAGATAGATTCAATCTTGCTGAATACAACGTGAGAACTTATCACGAGTTTAACGTTGACAGAGATACCCTTATAGCTAATGCAAAAGCTAAGTTTACAGAGATCTCGCAAACAGGGATTGATGGCACCGTCACTATCTTTGGCGACTACGGCTTAAGGTCGTCATCTATGGTCAGACTTTACGACAGGAGATCACCAGAGAAAAATGGCGTGTATATATCAAGCGAGGTAATCACAACTTTCGGTACAAAAGGATACAGGCAAGAATTGAAAATACCGCATAAAAGAGGAGACTAAAAATGGACAATAACGCTAAAATCAAACAGGCAATCAGAAAAATTTCAGCTGCTGGAGAGATAAAGGCCATTCAAATACTAACCGGATATGTTACCACAGTATATCCGGTTGGAGATGAAAAATATGGCCTTGTTGACTTCGCTAGTCTGGATGGGTCTAGATATATAACAGGAGTATCATTATCATCAATTGATAATAACTCAAGAGGGGATATAACCTTGCCAGCTGAAGATTCAGAGATCACTATTATGGTCTTGAATAATGTAGACGCTTACGTACTGTTATACACACATATAGACACTAGGCTGATAGATGTAAATAGTTCATTTAAGGTCATAGCTACAGGTGTAAAACCGATGGATGACAACACAGACTATGACGAAGTAGAAGTCACTGGAGAGTCATCATTTACAGAGCATACGCCTACAGGTATATCGTCAAGCGTAATAGATGTTTCTGGAAGTAACGATAAAATAAATGCCAGCATAAAAACATCATCATCATCCAGTAATACTGTAACCGACAACGGCACAGGCAAAAGTACAGCTATAACACAAACACCTGATGATGTAATGATAACGTCAGGCAATGTAACCTTTAAACAGACAGAGACAGGAACAGAAGTTGTAGCCCCTCAAATAAAGCTAGGGAATGGAAATGCATCAGAAAAAGCTGTTCTCGGGAATGTACTGAAAACAGTACTCGGGGATTTTATTGATCAGGTAGCTCAAATAAAAACTACCACAGCAATAGGTCCTCAGCCAATACTTAATATTCCAACAGTTATGGCCTTGAAGAGTAGGCTAGATACAATATTATCACAAGTAAACCTAATCGAATAATATGGCAACACTACAAGAGAACATAGATGCTATGGATTTAGCGTTTTCTACGCACATGAAGAATAAAAACCCTGGCGTAGATACAGCTACAATTCAAAATATTGAAGACTTCTCATTAGCCTACGCTACAGCCATAGCTAATGCCATTGGAGCCGGAAGCTCTGGGGATACAGGTGTCTCTGGTGATTACGTAAAAAAGACAGGAGGGGCTGACGGCGTTATGGCCGGCAGCCTAAGCGCTAACTTTGGATTCAAAGCCGGATGGAATGCCACTAACCAGATAGACACAACTATAAATGGGTTAATGCTAAACGGAGCGATAGATCACCAGACAGGCGTATTTAAGGGGCACGGAAAAGAATTGATTGAACACAGCTCATTATGGGTAAATATAAACGGTAACGACGAATTCACTTCCGGAGTTACATTAGGGGGCGCTGAGACAAAAGTAAAGACTAGGTTACTCGTAGGGCAATCCCCAAGCACGGGACTAGTCGCCGATGGCTCGATCTTAAACTATAAAAATTTCGCCATTTACCATGCTGGTAATTCCAATAAATCAGACGTAAACTGGAGTATGCGCGACGCCGTTGTGTCTGCCACCTTAAGTGTCTCTGGTATATCATCTTTTACAGGGGGTGTATCTGCCAATAGCGGTTTTAGCGCCGGTGTTTCGGGAGCGAAAAGCTTAGAGGTATTAGCTGATGGTGTAAATATCTACAACGATATCATACTTTCCAGCAACAAAGGTATAAAAAGCGGCTTTAATAACGATTACATACTCAAAGACTTTAATGATGGCAATGTAGGGGTATCGGCCGCAGGGGAAAATATTATACTCGGCTATTCAAATACAAAGAAAATAACTCTATCTACCGACATATACAATAACAACGGTTCAAGATTACTAATAGATAAGTTCGGGGTAGGTAGCTTCCTATGGGGATTTAATGCCGGATATGAGGGAAACAAATGGTTTGAGACCACCCAGTTAGGAGCTCAAGTCAATGGTAAGTTGTTTTTCAATGACACTAACTCATACATACAAGAAGGAGCTGGTAATTCCATGAGATTCAGTACTGCGCATGGGTATGTAGATATAGGACCCAAAAATACCGCGTATGCACACATAGAAACGGACAGAGGTAAATTCTTCTTTAACAAAAATACCGAGACTAATGGAACTGTAGGTATATACAATTCAGAAACCCATTTAGCTAACGGGAAGCTATTCTTAACTGCAAGCAATTACCTATTGAACACCACAGACGGCATAGCTCACTACGGTAATTCATACATCAAAGGAAGTATTGGGACATCCTCTTTTTCTACAGGATTTTCCGGTAACGGGTGGCAAATAACGCAAAACGCTGAAGCCACATTCACTGACCTTACAGTAAGAAATAAATTACATGTGTATGAATTCGAAGTACAGAAAATAACAGCCGTCAATGGATCATTCTGGGTATCAGCTAATTGCTCTGGATCTACAGTAACAAAACTTTAAATAAATTGTATGGCACTAATAACATCAGACAGATTTAAAATAGCGATAGGCCCTGACTCTAACAAAGTTCAGGGCCTACACGTTGGCGATGTAGTATTGCGTAAATATTACAATAACACCACGCAATTCTATTCTTTATTAATAGTAGACGAGATCGGCACCAACCCAACCGAAGGAGATTTCTTTATAGGTAAACTAATAGATGGCATGGAGCCTGGAGCTACTGGTACTGAGCTACTAGATTTTGTTAGAGTTACTAGCGTGATGGATACAGATAGAATGGGGGCCCTGTATATGACGGGATCGGAATCTAATGCTCCATTTTTGGATGTAGTAGATAATCTTGGTAGAGACGCCTCTGTGTTCTGGCCAGAAGGAAAAGATGAAAATGTTGGCTATTTTATGCCGGATAACGCGTACGCTTCTAGCTACTACAACTCAACAGATAGGCACTTTTATATCATCAAAACATCAGCCACTCCAGATTCTAATTCGATTCAGGTAAAAATGAAACTTGAAGACAAACTATCTGTAGGTACAAAATATTTGATATCATACAAATATCTATGTACAACCCCAGCCAGTATTACATCAAGGATATCAAACAGCGACTCCAGTCAGCCAAGCGCTATGTGGACAGACGACTACATTAACGAATGGAAGTATAAGGCAGAAGTCTTTGAATGTACATATGTAGGGGCTGATACGCATTTTATATTATCTACGGGAACAGCAGGCGTGGGTAGCAGACTATCGATATCAGACTTTAATATCATACCAGTTGATTCATTGATTAACAGGAAGTCCGATTTAAAATCAAGAATAGGCAAGCTGTACGGCGTCAATGACAATGTGTTCGGGGAAATACAAGGGTACGGCGGTTATTTTAAAAGATTATACGCTACTCAAGATGTAAATATAGCCGGCACACTAACGGCTGGCGATGCAAATGGTTTTGGTAACACATTTATGGCCGGTAGAATTAGAAAAAACTTACTAGCTAACAGCGAGACAGTGTTAGGGGCTGGAGTCAGAGCTGTTGGCGCTGTAATAAACACTAAAGCTCCCACAAAACTAACCGATAACGCAACCAGGTATACAATATCTACGGGAACGTCATCCCCACAGATAACAACCACCGCTGAAATACAGGCAGGAAAAACATACACTTTTTCAGTATGGATAAAGCCATCCTCTTCTTTAGGTGTAAGCTGTGATAGGTTTAAAGTTATATTTCACGCCCCACCCTTAAAAGGTCTTTACGATTCTAATTACAAGATATCTAGTGGAGATTTAAAATTTGAAGAATGGTCCCGTATCTCCGTTACAGGAACATTCTCAGGAACAGGAATCCATCCAGCTCAATGTATAATAGATATCGATAGATTAGCCGCGGAGAATGGAACCATAGATGTATGGGGTTGGCAAGTCGAAGAAGGTGACCTTGCTACGTCATACCAAAAAACAGACAACGTTATATCATCAAGTGATGATTACGGAATGTGGGCCAACAGAGGTGGTTTTGGAGGTACCATGCAAAACCCGTTACTGAAGCTAAATAGTGACGGAACAATAATTGGTGGTGATAATAAATTGATACTAAGGCCTGACGGGTCAGCCGAGTTTAATGGAGAGGTAGTTATAAAGGATTCTTTAGGTAATCCTATGGATGTTGAGGCGGTCATGGATAGCAAGATATCGACGTATGATACTAGCCTTGGAGCTTTAGCCAAAAAGGATTCAGTAACAGAAGCTTTTATCGATAACAATGCTATATCATTATCTAAATTGGGAGTCACTGTAATTTCCGGGGGCAAGATAAAAACAGACATCCTGAACGCAGTAGAAATCCAGACAGCTACAGTAACAGCCGCCAAAATAAATGGATTAACATGTACTTTTGGCCAAGGAACAATAGGAGGGTGGGATATATCTCCTACCAGCTTATCTAAGGGCAATATCGTTATATCAAGTGATGGCGAAATAAGGAACACAACTGGGGCTTGGATGTTCAGGAATTTAGGCTCAGGAATTATCGCTAATGGTAATATATCATGGGACAACGCCGGCAATGTAACCTTTACGGATGCTGTAAAACTAAACTGGGCTAATTCAGCCAATGGTATAGAATTCAGATACATAAGAGATTGGCAGAATGGATCTACAGTTAATACCGGTAACTACTGGTACAATGTAAGTGTATTTTCTGGCTCAGAAGACATAGCAATAGGGGCAACCATTATCGCTAGTGCCACGAGCGGTAATCTGGAAAGAATAGTTGACGGAGTAACAGATGGGAGCACGGGGTACGGGGGTATGCCAGGAATAACTAAGCCGGAATACATCCAAATAGATTTAGGCTCTATCCGCAAAGATATCGACTACATCCAGCTATATCCATACTTTAATGACGGCAGGACATTTCACGATACCAAAACTGAAGTATCTAAAGATGGCGTTACATGGGTGACTGTTTTAGATAGTAAAGTTAGCGGCACATGGGCTACATCACCTCTTGGCAAGCGCATATCTATAAATGATAATAGCAGATTAACTAAAATAACAAACGCAGGAATATATACTGGGTCAATCACAGCTGACCAAGTAAATGCAGCCAGAGTCACTGTGCTAGGTGATGTTACTGCAGGATCTTTTAATATTGGGACAGGGAAGTTTTCTGTGACAAGCGAAGGAGCCTTAACGGCATCTGGCGCTGATATATCTGGAAAGATAACAGCATCAAGCGGTAAAATAGCTAATTGGAATATCTTAGATAACGAACTAAGGTATGAGGATAACTCAGACGGTCTAGGGGTAAGGAGGATATCATTAAAAGCCGTACCTCCAGGCCAGCCAGTGTCCGGCACGGGGGGCGCTGGGTTGTCGTTTTACAGTGGCGCACCAGCACCGGGTATGAGAGCTATGCAGGTAGGCCAGGTATGTAATAAGGGCACTTTTGGCAATTATAGCAATAATGATTTTGGAATAAACATAACCGCTGTAACCGGATCTACTTTATTTAGAGCGGCTACAGACAGCGCTCTTATAGCTGGATGGGAATTTAACACCGAAAAGATGTGGGGTGGGGCCGAATTTAGGTCTGGAGCAGGCGTGGAGATAAGTAACATCGATAAGCGTTTCATGACGTATAAAGATGCTAACAATTACTCAAAGATGTACTACCAAGACCAGGATAACTGGGGTGTGCAGGGCGTGAATAATAACAGTGAGATATTCCATCTTGGAAGTAAAAATATAATAGGTGGATGGCTCTTTTCAGACACAAAACTATCTAAAACTCTTCCAGACGGCAACTCTATGGCGCTTGGTGAATCAATAAGTTCACCGCTATATCAGGGGCTAGAGCTAAAAACACCAACTGGTGACGGCATTATTTTAGCCATGATGAGTACAGGCGGTGACTTTATATTTTCCGTTAAGAAAAACGGGGAAAGTATAATGAATATAAGTCCGTTTGGAGCTAAAATAGCCGGATGGGATCTTAGTAGTTCAGGATTGTCATCCGGAGCCATAGAATTATCCAGCTCTGGCATGATAAGGCATGCGTTTGATGCATGGAGATTCAATTCAGATGGTTCAGGTGTGCTGGCCAGAGGTAATATATCATGGGATGCTAGCGGCAATGTATCTTTTTCTCCAAACGTAAAACTTGGATGGGGGCAAGTAGAAGATATGGGGATTAATAAGCCTATGATATTCAAAGATGACACCGTCAGAACGGTCCCAAAAGCTACAGATTTCGCCGGAGGTGTCAAATACACTATTACTACAAATACATCAGGTAAGGGGTTAATTAAGGTTCAATCGTCTGGAGATGGAGGTGAGATATTTGTAGGTCTTAATGGTTCTGAAGTAGGTATTATGAACGAAAATCTTGCCGATGAGACGAAATGGTACGGTTTTGAAGTAGACCTAGTGAAGGGCAGTAATTTAGTGTCTGTATGGACAAAGGATGTCTATAGTGGGGGTCAAGTTATATCTGTAAAAATTTATGGTGATGGCGATTCTAAATTCTTAACACAGATAGATAGTAACGGTATATATACAGGGACATTAACAGCTGACCAAGTAAACGCCGTTAGCATTAATGCTGACAGCATAAAAGCTGGAACTATATCAGCTAGCAGGATCGATACAGGAAGCATAACCTCGTTGGGCAACATCACATCTGGATCTTTCAGCTTGGGAAGCGGTAAGTTTTCCGTCTCTGATGCTGGATTTTTAACAGCTAAAGAAGGAACAATAGGGGGGTTCAGGATTACAAGCTGGGAAATTGCAACATCCAACTTTTACACAGGTGGAGCGGACAACAGAATGGGTCTCAACGCATCAAACGGAACTTTATACATGCTAGATAGCGACAACAGGATGTCATCTGTCTCATCAGACGGTATACTAGCTAACAACGCAAAGATCCAGAACATATCAGGCACAAGCGGCATAAAACTTAGATCATCACTGTCAGGCAGGGGGTATTCTACAGCAACTGAAGTATGGGAAGGCAACTCTCATAAAGAGTACATAGCTGGTGTGTATTGCTCTACAAATACACCGACTACTAACTCAGCTCCAGCTTACTCTATGTGGTCAGAAGGCACTTCAAGGCTTAATGGCGCTATAGTTAGTAGAGCTAGATTTTTGTCTGTCGCTAGCAATTCAAGTATCGATAAAGAGGATATAATGCGAAGTAATGTTATGGTAGTAAAATGTACCGGCACTACTGATCCATATCTGTACCTACCTTCATCTTCGCAGATGAACAGATGGTTCGGGACCAGCTTAGGAGATATAACGTACAGGTTAACTATTATCAGCGAGCATGACTCAACTAGAAACTTCAGGCCAGCTAGATATTACCACTGGAATGGGGCGTACAGCGCTAATGGTGAGTTTTGGTTAGCCCAAGGAGATAGTGCGGAGTTTATCTACATATCACAAGGCACTGGCGGCTATTGGCAATACATAAATCACAGATCATAACAAAGCAAACACAGGGGCGGGTAACTGCCCCTTTTTGCGCTTTTTACCACTACTTATTATTATAACAAAAACATACTTACAGCATGAGAAAAGATATAGTAATGGACATCGATAACGGCGACATAGCCCTAAGAGACAAGCCTCCGGCTTACTCCACATCTTTAAAGTGGGTAAATGAGGATGATTTCTTTATATACGGCGACTGCACGCTTGAGGCGCCAGCAACACTCCAAAATCTAACAGGAGGGATCGGTGTTTATGTGCCACAAAAAGACTCACTGAAACCCATAAAAATAAAATTCACAACAGTATCAGGCAGAGGGGACGTGGAAAGCACAGGATATTTAAGTGTAAATAATTTAAAAAAAGAGACCATTACCGGAGCATCTATGGTAATAGTTTCCAATGATTTATTCTTCAGGGTCTACCTAACTCCTGGCAGCGAAGTGTTTACACTTACATCAGGATACCTGCATGATCTAACCGTAGACGAATCAATGATACAGAACGAGTATTTTTTACTAGTATCTGACCCATCTGCTCTTTATCAGTACCCCTTAACAGGAGTAGGGATAAGGAAATTTTTAAATGGTAACATCCGGCGATCTAGCTTACCACAGAAGATACAGTCTGAATTCACTCTAGATGGTATGAATGTAGAAAAAATACAATACAACGAAGAAACAGACGAGATAATAACCCAATCAACTGAGAACTAATGGAAACATATGAAGTAAAATACGGACAAACAATATTTGACGTAGCACTCCAGGTTTATGGAGATATATCAGGGATTGGGGATTTGCTGAAAAATAACAAAACACTAAATTTCGGTTCAGTGTTAAGCGAAGGAGATAAGATCCTGTATGACGCCAACAACGCTATAAACTCTACAGTGGTTAAGTATTTCGATAAAAATAACCTTACTGTATCAAACGGTGAGGGCTATATTTATTTTAAAGAAACAGAAGAAACTATTAGGGCGCTTGTATTTATCGATCAAGAACTAATGAGTATCAACTGGCAGCTATCAGGCACTGGAACTATACTATTTGACTGGGGAGATGACACCGACATAGAGGCCATTCCTTTATCCAGCGCCCCAAAATACATCACTCACAGCATGAACTCTCTTGTGTCCGCGAATTACGATTTTAGAAAAATTAGAATATACGGGAATTTTACACTGACTACATTCAACGCTGAAGGCAGCGGCATAGAAAAGTTATTCGCAATAAACGAATTCAGTACCGAACATATTGACCTATCAAACAACAGCAAATGCACAAACATAGGGTTCGCCAGCATCGCTAAAGACGCGACAACTATTAAGCTATCAAGAATAAAAGTTGGCGACTTACTGCCTTTGGTATCTCAAGAAAAAATGTCTAATTTATGGATTGATAACGCAACAATAACGCAGGACACTTTAGATAATTACTTTATTGGATTGGTCAAAAATTACCAATCTAGGCCAGCGTGCAATGTGAGGATGTGGGGCAATGCATCGCCATCCGGAATATATCAAAAGCCGGATGTGTTATATGACCCACAGACCGGACTTGAAGCCATGTGGGTCTTAGAAAACGAAAGGGGTTGGTCCATACAGGAAATAATTTCACCACCTAAAGAAGAAAGTATAAATAGAAGGCTAGATAGTAGAGTGGGTGCTAACATAATAGATAGTGCTGGAGGCCAAAACGCGCTATTATGCTTACCTGTCAGCAAATTCACCAGCTCACAACTAAGCGATGTGATTACAAACATAAACGCAGCCACTATAAATCACATAAAGCTAAAAGTGATGATAGAGGCCTTGCCTGTGTCCAGAGGGACTATAATTGGAGCTTTAGATGACACGAACGGCAGTTTCTTTTCTGTGGACATCTTACCTGATGGAAGAATAGAGTTCTCTCATGGCCCAGCTGTGTTCACCACTACAGCTTCAATACATGATGGCAGTGATCATTTGATAGAAATAGACGCCTCAAGTGGAGAAGGCATGGTATGTTCTATAGACGAAGAGGTATTATCGCAGCTACCCCCTCAAGGGGATAACACGAACTCATTCGTATCTATAGGATGCCTATATAGTTCATCAGGCACCAAAACTAAACATATTGACGCTTTGGTCTGGGATGTTGAATTATCATTTGGTAACTACAAACTGCCATTACCTCACCTTATGTATGATGTGATGACAAAAACTAAGTACACCGCAAATGCAGTAACAGAAAGGATTATATCTCCAATTATAAGTGGAGTACCTAACAACGGTGGGAGCGAATACATGTTGCTTCACGGAGCTATAGCTAGGCGGCCTAACAGCTTACTTACTGGGTATTCGGAAAAAATTGGTGACGGTACACTTAATCCGTTCTGGAGTGAAGCTAATATTTCTGTAGTTAAACATGCTTCAAAAAAGATGTTATTAACAGGACTGATGAAGGTCACTCAAGCTGCCAAAGATATGGGCGCGTCAGCCGTAATTAGGTGCGAGTACTTCAACGCGGCCAACGTAAGTTTAGGTAGCAGTGAATTATTATCAACATCAACAAGTTACAGCAGGCATTCTACAGAGATACTGCTACCAGCCACTACTGATTATGTGACTCTAACGTCACATCATAATCCTGACATCATAACAGATGGGACAGCTTATGTAAAAGAAGTATCGCTGACGCCTGTAATTCCAGAGTTCATACCTAACTCCGTAGACGGAGAAATACTTATACCTCTACTTACAGGAGATACACCGATACCCGGCGGTGAATTTTTAAACTTGACACCATTAGATATAATTTTCGGGGAAGGAGCTAGTATACAGAACTACATATGGGATAAGTCCAGAACCGATATATGGTCAAACAACGTCAGAAGCTCAGAATGCTATGACCCCGCAGATAAAACGCGGTGGTGCATGCCTGAGTTAAGCCAGAAGTTCATATATAACAATATTGAAACGTCATTCTTGTACATACCATGGATCAAGGTGTCGGGAGGGAAAATAGAAGATATATTCCAATACCCAGAGCCATTGACTGGAGACGATAAGAACCGATGCAACAGATACGTTCACTTAACAACATAAAAACATGAAACAAACTTTAAAATCTTTACTTAGCAATAACCCCAACGTATCCAGCAAAAGAGTTGCTGGATTTGGTGGGTGGGTTATTTTTTGTGGTATTATCCTCGGGTCATTTATATTCAGTTTAAATATAAACGACAAACAGGAATCATTAATGGAAACATTAGCATATTCATCTGTAGTACTTATAGCTGGAGGGACTCTGGAAACTGTTTTTAGAAGAAAACAAAAGTAACAATTAAATACTACTTTTAAATATAACAAAAACACTTTTTATGGCAACACCAATCAAGACTATTCAAGATACAATAATCGCAGCAAAAAACTCCAAGCTTGAATTATCAGAAATAGAGAGCGATTCTAAGGTCTCTATATTCAACGCGTGGGCATATGCTGTGGCTGTAGCTATACACTCACTTGAGGTTATACTAGATCTATTTAAAAATGAGATAAATTCTATTCTTGATTCAAAAGAAATGGGCGTGCCTCAATATTACGTGAACAAAGCGTACTCTTTTCAGGATGGGGACACAATTGAAGTGTCTGCAGACGGGCTAACAGTAGCTTATCCCGTCGAAGACGTATCAAAGCAGATAATTACAAGAGCTTCGTACGAGGAAACAAACATATCTGCCCAGAACAACGATAAATTATTATTGCTTAAAGTAGCAAAGGGCGATGTAGGAGCTCTTGAGCCTCTTTCTTCAGAACAAATGGTAAGGTTCACAGCTTATATTAATGCTATGAAATTTGCAGGAACGAACATTCAGCCTGTAAGTAAAATAGGAGATATATTACTGCCGAGGTTCACAGTATATCATGACGGGACACTTCCAGACTCAGTTATTTTAGCAGGAGTGGAAGAAGCGATACATAACTTCTTGATAAATCTATCGTTTGATTCAGCAATGTACGTGTCTAAATTATTCGATGCAGTACAAGGAGTTAGTAATGTTACAGACGTGTATGTAGACCAATCTGCAGTTCCGGCCCAAGGGGTGTTCTTAAGGGATTTCGATGATAATGGAGTAATGCAAGCAGAGAAAAAAATAGAAAGGTACACGCACCTCACTTCCGGATATATGAGGGAATCGACTAAAAAGGGCCAAGAGCTAACGGTCGGGAACTTCAGTGATTCATTAATCATAAAATCGGAATAATGAGCAGATTTAAATTATATGTTGACAGGATTATCAATATGGTAACCCCGCCACCTATGAGAGGTAGGGACAATATACTCTGGATTCAGAGTATGGTGTCCCCCTTAAAGACTATTAATGACGCCTTTCAAGTATTTGCCAGAGAAAAGAAGATAGAGGCCAGTGTAACTTCCGTGGTTATCCATTTCGAGTGGTATCTTAACTACAAATTTAGTAAGTACTTCACAAATCAGAATGACAAAATCACGCTTGCTCACTACGGGGATTTGGGGGTACCTGTTTTTGATGACGGAGAAACCGGAGAGATACCTGATTTGGTATGGGGAGAGAACGAAGACTGGTCATTAGCTCCAGAGGATGAAAAACCGAACCCGTATTACGATGAATTTGAATCACTAGCAGCTATCGGGGCCTCCTTTAAGGTGCTAGTTCCTGAAGTATCTATACTGCATCACCAGTTTGACATTATGCTGAGAGCAGAAATAGACAAATACAGATTAAGCGGCAAGACTTATAACATAGAACATAATTTATAAAATAAACATATGAAGGAATACGAAGCGCTGGTAGGCGGTAGGTTTACCTACAAACAAGACTGGAGGCATATCCAAGACCTTGCTTTATCCATCTCACAGATATTTACAGATTGCGACAGCTTTATCGTATCAGGATGCGAGATAACTGGAGCCATTGGAAATAGATCCATAGCCCCAGGTTATATTTGGATGAATAAAAAAATAAGGTACTTCGAAGGTAAGGCCAATATAAATTTAGCTGACCCTAATTACCTCGTTGAAGACACAGTGGCTATACCTATAAAATATAGCGGAGGAGGAACAAAGGTAGGTGGGTACGATCATAGAGTAATATGGTCTGACATTACCCCTGGAGCCGGCACCGAATTCATTCCAGTTCCAGTGGACGGGGCATTGCCTACGTTAAATGATAAGTTTTTTGGAAAGTACGCCATACTATCTAATACCTCATCTTCTCAGCAGACAATAGCTAAACTCTTAGTGTTACAGGATAGCTTAAGCGTAAAAGGGGCTGTAAACATAGGTAATGGGGCGATAGGTAAAGACTTAAGTGTTCACAGAACAGATTCAAGCGGGAAAGTATCTAAGATCGTAAACTCAATCAGTACCGATGGCGTTGGGGCTATCCAGGCTCACTATGATAATAAAAAAATAGGAGAGATGGCATTTAACCCAACAGCCAAAGAGTATACGCTTAAGATAAATGACGTAAGCCAAATATCTGTAACAGAGTCAGCTATAGTGCTAAAATCCTTAACAAGTGAAGGAGTTATTAAAAACGCCGATATTTCCATAAGTGGGAATTCAATAAATAAAACTAGCGGCGACAATGACACCAGCGATCTAAGGTTAAATTACTCAGGATATAATGGCGGGGTAACTAGATTCAGAGATACATCGCTTTATGATGGTAAAAATGGCTTAATAGCCAAATTTTCTGGCTCTACAAAAACATTTACTCACTATGGCACTGTAGTTCAAGCCAGCAGTGATCAAATAGGGGTAAAGATACAGGAAAAAACAAAAATAAAAACTGACGCCAGCCTACTGAAGTCCATTGATTGGTACGATAAAGATGATGCGGTAATGTTTAGGTTTGGGTATATCTCAAATTCAGATCAGAATATTACATTAGATAATTCTGGCGTTGGAGATATAGTTATCGCTCCTAAGCAATATCTAAAATCAACCACTCCAATTATGGAGCAGGGTGAGTTATTGTCCAATAGGTACGCGTCAAAAACTGACTTACCTACCAGTTTAGATACAAAGGTAGATAAGGTGGCTGGGTACTCATTGACAAAAAACGATTTCACTGATACCCTTAAAGCCAAGCTCGATGACTTCAATTATGGAGCCGTAGGAATAGGTAATCCGGGATTAGTGACAGGAGGGCAGGTATCTAATGAAATTAGAAAAAGACTTGTTATAGCTGAAAATCTTAATGATATACCTGATAAGACCACAGCAAGAAACAACTTGGATGTACCAAGAAAGGGGGACTCATACCTTAAAAGCCAGACATACTCAAAAGGGGAGACGTACTCACGCTCAGAAGCTGACACGAAATTCCAAACAGCCTTAGTTGATACTGGATGGATAGATGCCGGAAACCCTGGAACCACCTCTGAGATGCATGTCAAAGTGAGGCAAATAGGGAACATTGTAAATATCACTGGAGTGAGTGGTTCAAATACTTTCGGGACAACATTATTCTCCATACCAGATGCAATTGCCCCTCCTCCATTTACGACAGGATTAAAATTAGGAAGCCCTATATCTGGCTCAGAACTAACACTTGTATGCATAGCTAACGGTAGAAACTTCCAGGTCATGCAAGCAGGGTCATCTTTAGCAATACAATATATAAACATAACTTACTTCGTATGAGACATTTAGGAAATATCAGAAAACAAAACAAAAGCATAGAAAATGCCGACAAAGCCAAGCAAGCTGCAAGGAACGCGGACAACAAGCCCCGGGCTAAGAAAAAGCCAACTGAAGGGAAGGCCTCCGGGAACAAGGCTTAAGAGGCAGTTCGAAGAAACAAGACTGGGGTTCATGCTAAAGTATGAGACCCCACTTGAGTTCGAGCTAATCATGCAGGCAACAAAAAAGGCGGTTTTCAAAAAGCCAGATATTAACCTTATTGAGGCGGTATGCTCCGCATCTGACGACATTTCATTTAATAAGGCTAAATTCAAAAAGTACCTACAAGAATACCGTGATCATGGTATCCATTGCGACAGACCAAAAGTCATAACTCCAGAACGAGAAAGGTATTACGAATTACTTCGTAGAAACAAAACGAAGGCGTATATGGTAGGAAAAAAGAAAATGTTAAAAAAATTACAATAAAATAAGGAGCTCCCTATCAATGGGTTGCTCCTTTTTTTGTCAAAAACATTAAATTAGCTATTGTATATATGGATTTTTTATCTACTTTTGCACTACACAAAAACAAATAATATATGGAAAATTTTAGTATTGATATCACCAAGCATACAGACAGGTCACTAATGTTAGAGGCGGCAGAAGCCACCTTTGCTGGCAACAGCAATCAGACCCTTGCTTCGATGTACAGGTCCGAGCACTCACCCGCAAGAACCCAGATGTTTATGATAAAGCTCGAAGATATCCCTCTGTATGTATCGACGCACCTACTTCGTCATCATGTAGGCTCCCAACCATTCGCCTTAACTCACCGTACAGACAGGAATGGTGGAGGCTTTGATTTACCTACACAGGTAAAGAGCCTTAAGTCTATGTTTAACGAATACACTGAGCTATTGACGGCTGGAGAAGTGGGAACTGAGGTGCAGACGAGGATATTTGATGAATTAACGAGGATTTCCGATAAAGGGGGCCGTATGACGCCAACTAATCTGTCGTTATTTATCAACGCTCAATCGCTAATAGATATGGCGAGGCTTAGGATCTGTAACAAAGCATCGCTACATACTAGGGTTACGTTTAACGCTATCAGGGAAGAACTTAAGAAGCATGATGCTGAACTGGTGCCGTTTTTAGTTAGAACGTGCGTGTACAGAAATGGCATCTGCAACGAGACCCCATGTGGCTTTACAAGAACAAAAGAATGGGATACGGAGATGTCTGAATACCTGAAGAATTTCACGAAGAAACAGCAACCCCCTAGCTCTGTACCTCTTTAATGAATTACTCTTACATTGGCGTGATGCTCGATGAAACGCCAAATGAAATAGCGCTAACATTTAAGATAACCGGGTGCCAATTGGCGTGTCCCGGCTGCCAGGCTGCGGAGTTCTGGGGAGAAGGAACAGGAGAGGTCTTAACTCAAGATATTTTCTTTCAAAATCTGAAAAAGTACAAAGGGTCAGCTTCTGCTGTTTTATTTATGGGGGGAGAGTGGCACGAGGGTGAGCTCATAGGCAAGCTCAGAATTGCTAAATTGATGGGGTACAAAACAATACTTTACACAGGCCTAGAAAAAAAGAACTTAAGCAGCGAGTTACTTGACGTATTAGATTACCTAAAGTACGGGCCATACAATGAAGAGGCGGGGCCAATAACTAGCAAGACAACAAATCAGGTGTACGAGAACCTGCACACAGGAGAGAGCATGAATCATTATTTTATAAAATCTATTTAGAGGGGCTTATGATTGAATTAAGTGAAAAACAAATTGAACAAAAGACAGATTTCATCAAGCAGTATATGGAAGCATTTAATCCTGCTGATGGGTCAAAATTAGATGCTAACGCTAATGTAACTCAAAAGAATCTAGTAACACTAGCCGGCGAACTACATAAAGGCGATAACATCCAGCTCAACAGAGCTATGATGATGCAAAGAATAAGCGAAATGTTCGGCCCATCGCTGGCTGACGAATACAAAAGACAGATTGAAGACCATGAGATATATATCCATGACGAAACAAGCCTGTTACCGTATTGCGTATCTATAAATATGTTCCCATTTCTATTGAACGGAATGAAGGATCTAGGAGGAGAGTCTATTGCCCCTAAACACTTATACACGTACGTAGGCCAATTCCAGAACTTGATGTTCGCCGTAGCCTCTCAATTCGCTGGAGCTGTAGCATCTGTTGAATGGTTAATGTATTTCGATTACTTCGCACGCAAGGATTTTGGCGACAATTACCTAGCTACTCATATGGACAGGGTTACCGAGCACTTTGAAAGTACGGTATATACACTCAATCAACCAGCAGCGGCCAGAAGCTACCAGTCAATTTTTTGGAACATAAGTTTATTTGACAGGGGTTATTTTGAGGGGATGTTCGGAGATTTTGTATTTCCAGACTTCTCAAAACCTAATTATGACTCAATATCAAAATTGCAAAACACCTTCATGGATTTCTTGCATAAGGAACGAAGGAGGGCGGTGCTTACATTTCCAATTGTTACAGCAAGCTACATCAACGATGGAGAAAGCCCGGTAGATAAAGATTTTGGTAACGATGTTGCTAAATGGATGAATCGAGGAGACAGATTCTTTCAATACACGTCAGACACAGCTGATTCATTATCTAGTTGTTGCCGACTCAAGAATGATGTATCCGACAAACCAGACTTTTCCTTTACACTAGGAGCTGGAGGTGTGGCCACTGGTAGTATTAATGTGATCACTATCAATGCTAATAGATGGGAGCAGCTGGGGTTGTCATATGAAGATAACATATCGAAGATACATAAGTATTTAGTGGCGTACAAGTCTATAATTTCAGACTTCATTGAAGCTAAAATGCTCCCTGTTTACGACGCCGGATATATCGATATCGACAAGCAATTTTGCACCATCGGTATTAATGGCATGGTCGAGGCAGCAGAATGGCATCATATACACCCAGACAACAATCCAGAGTATATCGGCTTTTTATCCAACAGACTAAAAACCATATATGATCTCAATAGGCAGGCCAGCTTAGAGTACGAATGTAAATTCAATACAGAATTTGTCCCTGCTGAAAATTTAGCTATAAAAAACGCTAAATGGGACAAAGATGACAACTTATTTTCACCAAGAGATGCGTATAATTCATATTTCTACGCGGTGGAAGACGAGGTCATTAGCGTGATTGACAAACTTGAATTACATGGTGCGGAAACCACTAGGTTTTTAGATGGAGGGGCAGCTGTTCACCTAAATCTAACATCACACCCAACTCAGGATCAGGCAAAATATATTATGCATATAGCTATCAAGAAAGGGGTGCCGTTTTTCACCACGAACGTCTTAGAGACCAGCTGTAATAAGTGTGGATATATATCACCCGGTACTCATTTAAAATGCATAAATTGCGGATCAGAAGATATAGATCATTTGACCCGGATAATCGGGTACACCAAAAAGCTATCTAACTTCTCAGAAAAGAGAAGAATAGAAGCTAGCAGGAGATTTTACCACGAAAAATAAATCACTCCCATAACCAATTAGGGTGGCCTAGCCGGTTCGATTCCGGCTATGGGGCAATTATTATTAACTAATACAAATAGTATGGCGATAAAAATTAAGGAAAAGATTTTTGTAGACGACACAGGAAGGCTATCTTCCAGCCAATTTAAAATGTTTACAGATCAAACAGCTCAGCTTTTGCCTGGAGAGTACAGTTTTTATGTTTTAGATTCTAAAAAGAATCGATCATTACAGCAAGGAAAATATCTATTTGGTGTCGTTTTAAAAATGATTAGCACAGAAACCGGTTATGACGCCAAAGATCTGTATGAGATATTTGAAAAAATGTTCTGCCCAGTTAAAGTTGTCAATTTCAAAGGAGAGGAGCACATCATACAAGACATGAAGCGCTTAGATACCAAGGAAATGGGCATAGTTATTGAAAAAATAATTAGATGGGCAGATGTTGAGTTAGGTGTTATTGTGCCTTCACAAGAGCAAACAAAGGACCCTTTGGCCGCCGACTTCTATGTTGATGCGTACAACGATTCATGGATAAAAAAGTAATAAAATTTGGAAATTAAAAAACTTTTATTACCTTTGTATTAGCAATTGAGATAGCAAATCTCAAAAATATATGCGACACTATTTGGAAATTAAAAAACTTTTATTACCTTTGTGTCGAAGAAAACAGAATAACAATTTAATAATTAAAATCAAGCGTATGAGTACAGACACTAATTATTTGGATCAATTTGGAGGTGCTATTGAAACTTATGAAGAAGCATCAGAGAGAATGGCCGCAGAAGCAGCTTCGAAAGGTGGTTCAAAACTTAAAATGTTTAAAATACCTGAAGGCGAAAGCAAGCTGCGTTTAATCGTGCTCCACCCAGAGTCTCCGGTAAAAGGGTTTACTTATCCAGCGGCTCAATTTTTCATGCCTATTAATGTCCCTGGGCAAACAAAGCCTCGATACGTCAAGGTGTTAAGAGCTACAGACAATGGATTCGACAAAGACTTGATTCTTGAATTCAAGAAGTTAGCCAACGCAGCAGTAGAAGCTCAGATCGCAACAGCTAAGGGTGCGCGTAAAAAAGAGCTTGAAGCATTGAAGGATAATCTAAATAAAGGATCATACAATAACGACGATTCTTTACTGTATGACTTCAAGCAAGTGGCTTACGCTCTTGATCTTGAGAGCTCAAAAACAAGAAAAGAAGGCTGGCAGGTTGTTGAGTTCTCCAACAAGCAAGCGACAGACCTTAAGCTTGTTATTAAAAAGCTATGGGACAAACGAGCTAAGAAAGAATTAGCTTGGGCTGATGATAATGACAAGGACCCACGACAAGCTAACATGGTATGCCCAGCAACTCACCCTGGAGGTGCTTTTGTTACGGAGATAGACAAAGGAAAGGTAAACAACAAAACCGAATACAGATTCAGCATTGACAACGATGTAGATAACATCATTGAGTTAACAGAGGCTGAAATCAAATCTTTCTTTGACGGTGAGCCTTTGCATAAAGCTTATAAAGGATATAATCGCTATCACTACGGGGCCACTATTGCCTTCTTGGATCAATTCGATGCTCGCCTTAACTTGGGTGTATTTTCATCAGATGAATTCCAGGATATCGTTAAGGCATTCGAAGCACAGCTCGACCCTGCAGACACTCAAGAATTTTCGCTTGAATCAAAGTCTAGCGATGACAGCTCAACAGAAGGAGAAGAAGCTGTAGATGGCTTGCTTCTTGATGATTTACTTGATGAATTCGATGAATTGAGTGAATTCGATGAAGACTCAGAGGAGATTGAGGACTTCCGTAAAAAGCTACGCCTGTACATCGCTCAAGAAGGTCTTAAGGTTAAGATTGGTAGAAGAAAGTCTACAGAAGATGCAGTGCAAGAGATTGAGGAAGCTATCGACGAGAAAGGTGGAGAGAGAGGCGTTACTGACCGAGACGGTGGAGAGTCAACAGAAGCTGACACCAGCGGCGGCGCTCCAGAGCCAGAAGCTGAAACAGAAGCTGAAACAGAAGAAGAGGACAAACCAAGGGCTTCAAGATCCAGAAGAACAGGTAGTTCCAGAGCCGGCAGAACGAGTCGCGCTTCTAGATCGTAATACGCAAATATAAATTAAGGGGGTTAAGGCCCCCTTTTTATGAGCTATACGGTTAAATTTCATTACGCAAGAGGGCAGAAGCCACTAGTGTTTGAGAATGTATCCAACGTCATCCCTCAAAAAGGAGATAATTCCGTGATGATGACACTTGAAAGATTCACTCAAGCCCAGGTTACTGTACCGTTAAATGGATGCTTGTATTATACAAAATTTAGAACAGGAGAACATGAAAAAGCCATATCCGATAGGACTTTGCCTGAATGATGCTCATGTAGGTAAAGAAACTATCACAGATTTTGAACAAAACTGGTACGAGGCAGTCGATTACGCTGTTGAGTATGACGTAAAAACACTATTTGTTGGAGGAGATACGTTTTTAAGCAGAGTCGCTCAAACGCTTCCTATTTTGCTTACTGTTCAAAAATGCATAAAGTACGCCACAGAAAAAGGCATTGACGTTGTAACCGCAAACGGTAATCACGACAAAGTAAGCCTTGAAGATATCAGGGGGTATTGCCATGTATTTTCGGACATACCTGGATACAAAGTAGTGGATGAGTACGAGAATTTTGTATATGGCGATGTCGCTATACATATGATGCCGTACTTCCCAGAAACAGGGTCCTTTAAAAAGAGATTAAAGGAAGTAAATACTATTCCTGGCAAGAAAAATATCCTATACATCCATCAGGGGATAAACGGCGGGTTAGGTCGCTCTGATGATACCAATAACAAGGAATTACCAACGCATATATTCGAGGAGTTTGACACCGTTTTAGTGGCCCATTATCACAATAGGTTACATTTGAAAGGTACAAACATCCACTATGTTGGATCTTCCAGGCAACATAACTTCGGCGAAGATATGGCCAAGGGGTATACCTTAATACACAGCGATGGGTCTTTTTCCTTTTTAGAGAACAAAGTCAATACTAAATACAAAACGCTCACTGAGGATTATGCTGAAATAGACAAAGACTTCTTCTCAGATATTCGAGATTATGCGGATGGTGGGTATAAGGTACGAGTGATCATTCATTGTAAATCTACCGAAAGAAAATCTATAAACAAGAGAGATTTCGTAGAGGCTGGAGCTTCTAAGGTTGAGATTATCGAAGAGAAAATTACAAAAGAAGGAGTGACTGTATCGTGCGGCACATCAAGGTATAACAAAGAAGGACTGAAGGATGCATATGTTGAATTTTTAACGAAAAAAGACGATGTAGATGCAGAGTTCGGGCTTAAGTATTTAGATTTAATAAGAATGTAAAACTATAGCGTATGTATAGACCAGTGTCAATGGAATGCGATTACTTATTTTCATTCCAGAATTTAAAATATACATTCAATAATGGAGTAGCGGAGCTGGTGAATGGAGAAAACAGAGACAATAGCTCTCAAAAGTCCAACGGTTCAGGGAAATCTTCATTACTGGAGGTAATATCAATAGGCTTGACTGGCGCTCCTCTTCGGAAAGTAAAGCTGGAAGAGATCATCAACGACGATGCAGATGAAGGTGGTATGGTATTTGTGTTCGCTAACGATGTACTAAAAGAGCAGCTTGTCATCACCAGGAGATTTTTTAGAAAATCTGCTTCTACCGTATCAATGCAAATTTTCAGAGATAACGTAGCTGTAAAAGACCCATTACTGGAACAGTTATCTTCTGTAGACGAGTACAACAAAGCTATACTGGATCGAGTGGGTTTATCTAAGGTTGAAGTTTACAATAACTTCATATTATCTAGAACTAGGTTTAAAAACTTCCTAGATATGTCTGACAAGCTCAAGAAAGAAGCTATCAATAGATTTTCCAGAGGTAGCGCTGTTGACCAGGCTATAGCTGAATTATTGAAAGATAAAAAATCCCCGCAGGCACAATTCGAAGTCGCGGAAAAGGTACTCGCTAAGCGTGTAGGACAACTTGAAATTATGGAAGCCCAGTTAGTTAAAGCCAATGAAGAAAGTCGGGACAGAGCTTTAGCTATTGACGCTCAAATAGATGATGTAAAAACAAAAATAAAAAGCTCAAGAAAGTCTATTAGAGAGAACCTAAGCACCATCAGTTCACTTGATGAGAGAGCTAATGAATTGGATTCGATTCTGGATGATATTGATGCCGTCATGGAAATAGAAGCCACGCCAGAAGATCACCTGAACAAGCTTATTAAGCTTATTGAAGAGAAAAGCGTTGAATACACTCACTCTTTCAAAAAAGGTTTCGAAGACATAGCGGGAAGTGCAGATATTTACAACACCAGTATCGCAAAACATACCACCTCCATTGCCGAGTTAACAAAAAACTTGAACGATGCCACCAAATCTTTAAAAGATATCGAGTCAGACCCGGAAGCAAATGAGGATGAGCATATTAAAAAAACAGAAGGTATCGATAGTAAGGTTGAAAAGTTAAAGCTAACGGTCAAGAAGTTAAAATCTGATTTAAAAACAGCCAATGAAGATAGAGATACATTAGATCGTCAAATATCTACATTGTCCACAAAATTGGCAGGAACTATCGAGTGCCCTAAGTGTGGCCATAAATTTTTAGCTGCAGAAGAAGGTTTTGATGTACCTACAGCCAAGCTCGATATTGAAGCTTTGCGCAAAAAGTCCTCTAAATTTGATGAGTTGTCGATTAACGTTAACGAACAAATCAAGAAGTCAGAGAAAAACATCGGTTTAGCCGAGGATGAATTAGACGAGATAGAAGATAAGTTTGATAGCATTATTAAAAAAGCAGACGGTCTCGTTCTTGAAATGAAGAAGATAGATCTAGCTATTAAAGCTGAGAATGCAGCTATAACGGATAATTCACTTAAAATAAAGCAGATAGATTCGAAGATAGATGCCTATATCGACTCATGCTTCGCCTCTTATTCAGATACTGTCACCTCTATGCTGGATGGTATAGAAGATAATATATCTGAATTAGAGCATGGCAACAAAAGAATAGAAGGTACCATCGAAGCTTTAAATTTAAGGCTTGAAGATATCGAAAAGAACAAAAACCTGGATAACACGACCTCTATATCTGAAGAGATCACCAAATTAAAGGCAGCTAAACGAAAAGCTGAAAAGGATCTAGTGAAGCGGAAGATAGAGCTTGACAAGTACACTGCCCAGGAAAAAGTATTTATCGATTTTAAGACTGAACTGGCTAACTCTAAGATAGAAGCTCTTGGCGATATTACCAATGATTTCCTTGAAAGTATCGGAAGCGATTTACGTATCGAGCTTTCCGGATATTCAAAAACAGCCAAGGGGGATATTAAAGAAAAGATATCTGTAAAACTTCTTCGAGATGGCATTGACGCCGGTTCATTCGGAAAGTTTTCGGCAGGAGAACAGGCTAGGATCAATCTAGCTACTATTTTAGCTATGTCAAAACTGATAAATATCAACTGTGATGAAGGCAAAGGCCTTGATCTGTTGGTATTGGATGAAATTCTTGATTCAGTCGATGAGAGTGGGTTAGCTAATATGCTGTCCACATTAAATTATCTTAAGACTACATCACTTGTTGTTTCGCATGGCTTAATAGCCGAAGGGTATGAGCATAGACGTGTCGTGATTAAAGAAAATGGTTATTCAACTATAAATTAAGCGTATGGCAAAAAGAGTGAAAAAAATCCCAAAGGACCTCAAAAGAGAAGAGGTTCTTGGGCTGGATATCGCTGAACATTGCGGGTTCCATAGCATGTTAGATACCGGTACATGGGTATTAACTGAAAGTAAAAGTAGAAACGGGTTCAAGAAACATAAGCACTTCAGGGACACATTAGTTAATTTCATAAAAGAAAATAACATAAGAATGATCGCTGCCGAGGATGTTAATGTCAAAACTCACTTCAGAGCAGTGGTAAGCTTATCAGAGCTAAGAGGCGTACTTCTTGAGGTATGTGATGAGATGGATCTCCCAGAACCTGAATTTATGAACGTAAGCTCCTTAAAGTTATTCGCCACCGGAAACGGTCGAGCATCTAAGGAAGAGATGGTCCAGACATGCACTACGCGGTATAACTTCACCCCCGTAGATGACAACAATGCCGACGCATTTCATGTATTTAATTTCTTTTGTAGAAAATTTAATATCAAGTAAGTATGCCAGAAATAGAAGAACAAAAAGCAATAGAGACCACGAAACAGAGCCGTCAAAAGCTTTCAAGAAAAGACCGCAGAAAAACAGACGCTGTACAGGATAAATTCTTATCCATACTGGGAAGTTTTTATGGTACCATATCAAAAAAGGGGAAACAGCTTACAGATGACGAGTTAAGGTCTGAGTTTTCAAAGCATAACACAGCCTGGGTAAAGGTTTGCGTTAACAATAAGTTAGATAAAAAAGCGAAAGCATTATTTGCATTGGAAATTCAACAGACATGGGAAAAGAAAAAAGCGAAGTCAGAAGCTGCTCAGAAGGAAACTGCAGAAGCACCTCAATAACAGAAAAAGAAAGAAACGATTTATTCCTAAAGTACGTAATGCCTAATGAAGGGCTAATAAAGAAGATATGTCTAGAACTAACTAATAACCCAAGCAATGTTGACGATCACTTTCAAGAGTGCTTGGTTAATCTTTTTAGATATATCCACACTTATGATCCCGATAGAAAGCTGTTAACCTGGATATACATATGCACAAAGCGTCACGTTATCGAGCTCGAAAAGAAAGTAGCTCGGTACAAAGAGGACTTAATAGAACCCGCAAAGGTTCACAATAAGTTCACAATAATTGACGATGTCAGTAATGAGTTAACTATGGAGAATTACACCAACGAGTTATCTGACGAGTGCATAGTGGCCCTTGACAGCATGCAGCCCATTTACAAGAATACATTCTTGATGAAATTGATGGGGTACAAACTGAAGGAAATAATGGATCATGAATACAAAAACGGCAATCTGAAGCACAGGAATATAGAAACTGTAAAAAGCAGATTATTCCTGGCCAGGAAACACCTTCAGAGGCATTTATCTGAATTCTATGACAAAGGATGAGATTAAAAAGAAAACAGAGGAGGTTTTTACTTTCCTATACCGGAAGGGGGTTTCCCCTTCCTTTAGGTTCCCCAAGGGTTACGGTGCAAGCATAATAGATTCATTCGCTGATACTATACTTGAGAGAGAAAGAGGTATGGTTGGAGTTGGCATTATCGTCGATTACTGCATCCACCAGACCCACTTATGGAGGGATGCTGAAAGGTGGGATAGGTTTAATATTACATGGGCTTTTGGGCCGAAGGGTATTGATAGGTTTTACAACTCAAAAACAGGCACTAGATACTATCAGAACAGATGGTTAGATTACAACGATTGGGATCGAGACACTCTAAAATCTATGTTTACAGACATAAAGGATCACCCATTAAAGAAGTTTGTATACATAGAGGCTGAGGATACGACTAAGGCTAGGTTTGTAAGCACAGAAGCTGGGTTAGGCCTATGCATTATACTGACAACACTGTACACCCCCCACTCTCCGGTATGTGGAAAATGTAAAAACAAAGATCAGTGCGAAGCGATTTTAAAAAAGAGAGACCCTGAACTGCTTAGGGTACGTAACACTACAGAAATATAGCGTATGGCAAGAAAAGAAGAATATAGCCCCTTAACGGCGGCGTTTTTATATGAATTATTCAATATGGCATTTAAAAACACATTAGTCGCCGGGATTGTGGCTACACACGTTAAAGAGCCATACTTACCATCAAAAGAATTTCAAGATATCCATAAAGCTATCGTGTCACACTTCAAAGCATACAAAGAAAACCCTTCTTATGGCAAGATGATGCAGAAGTTTAAAGATGACGAGGATATTGTTGATTTAGTAGCTGAAATTAGAGACACCGATTACGAAGGGACTGTAGACAGCTTGATAGATGATCTTGAAAAGTATGTAATAGACGTCTCATCTTCCCAGCTTTATGAAAAGTTCGGTTCCCTGTATGACAAAGGAGCTAAAGATTTAGCTCAGCAAGAAATGATCGAGCATGCAGAGTTCCTTAAATCATTCACACTTAAAGCTGAGTCATTTACTGAGGTTCTTTCAACATTCGAAGAAAGGCATACTGAGAACAAAATAAAAGCCCAAGCAGAAAGGGTCGCCGGAATAAGGCCTGTTACTCGATTTTATATTGATGACCTGGATGTCCTTAATAATGGGAAGAACCTAAGAACGCAAGTAGCCTGTATACTCGCTAGCTCAGGAGTAGGTAAGTCACACGCTGCTAGGCACATAGGTAAAGCAGCTGCTGTTGATGGTCTTGATGTCCTACATCTACAGCTCGAAGGATCAAAAGACGAAGTTCTTGACGCGTACTCAGGCTCCTTGATCGAGGAAAATGCCAGCAGCTTTGAAAAGGCCCACATCACCAGCGGCCAAATGAAAGCCATCAAAGAACAACTTAAGGGGTATTCTGGAACAATCAGGGTCCGAGCTTTCCCAAGGTTTAACAACCAGGTCAGCACAGTAGATGTTAGCAATGCTATTTCTGAGTACAGAAAATCAACTGGGAAGGTTCCAGATATACTTATTATTGACTCCATGGACCTATTGACAGATGCATCTGGTAAGAACTGGAATGCTAGTGATGAACGCCATAAGCGCGTAGCAGTAGTTAACGACTTAAAAGATATCGCTGGCGATGAGAATTGCTTTATTGTAACAACCACACAGGCCAATATCAATGACAGGGAGTGGTTGAATGACCCTAAAAACGTTTTAACAGAATTTAACGCCGCCGAAGCTAAGGGTATTGTAAGACCTTTAACGTGGCTTATTTCATTAAATCAAACAGCGGATGAGAGCAGTGGAGATAGCATGAGACTTCATGTAGCTAAGTCAAGATTTACAAAAAAAGGAGGTACATTCAAGATAGCTACAGATTTTGATCGAGAAATATTCTATGACAAAGTCAGAACGATAGACATTCAGCGCAGAAACGAACTAGCTGATCGAGAAAGGTAAAATTAATCCGGGGATCTACTTTGATTTCCGGATTTTTTGATTTATATTTGCATAAAATAAAAATGCAGCTTATGAAGACATTAACAAAAGACGAGGAAGCAGTATTAATTCAAGAGCTAATTGTTGAGTTAAAGGGCAAAATAGATGGAGGGCACAAGAACATTGTATCGGCATGCCCTTATTGCGGTAAACCTGATAAGTTTGGCGTATTCATAGGTAAGGAGTATGCAAACAAAAAGAAATTTGCAGCCAACTGTTTTTCATGCGGTATGGGTGGTAGAGATTTAGCTAAATGGCTAAAAGATATAGACAGAGTAGACCTAATACCGGCAGCTACAACAGACATAGAAGCTCCTGTAACTCGCAAAAGTCTATTAACCAAAGAAGATGATACCCTTGAAGTTGATGATGAGCTTTTTATAGCAGAACTTCCAGAGGGTTATAATCGGGTTTACAATTCTGATTACCTTGAAGAGAGAGGTTTTGAGGATGATGATTACGACTTCTTTGAGGTAGGAGTATCCGATAACTTTAAGTTCAAGAACTATGTAATCTTTCCAGTTATTGACGAAGGCGATGTAGTTGGCTATGTTTCGAGACATACATGGTCAAAAAAGAAGCTTGATCGATATAATAAAAGAGCAAAAAGAAATGATGAATTCCAGCTTTTAAGGTACAAGAACTCAACAGATAGCGTCGCTAATGACTTTGTAAAGCTCCTCTACAATATAGACAGCGTAATAAACGACGAAACAGACACAGTGGTGATAGTTGAGGGGATATTCGATGTAATCGCCCTAACAAGAACTCTTGATCTGTACGAAAACCCTCATATAGCTGTAGTGGCCACATTTGGTAAAAAAATATCAGACACTCAAATATACAAGCTTCAAGAAAAGGGTGTAAGAAATGTTGTAATTGGATATGATCCCGATGCTGTAAGCACAATAAAGGAGATATCACTAAAGCTAGATAAGTACTTCAACTGCCTAGTAGCAGACCTTAACGATGCCGATAAGGATTTTGATGACCTGGAGTTCTGGGAGGTGTTTGATATATTTTCCAACAACTTAATATCCCCTATTGATTACAATATGACGAAAATTCAAAGAGGAAAGTTAAAGATATAGTTGTGTATGTCATATATTATTTGTAAAATTGTCAAAAATTAAATCTATGGAGCATAAACTGAATATATTTATAAATAGCCAAGGAGGGGATGTGCTTGAGTCATATCGCCAACTAGACTCCATCCTCTCAGCGCCAGTCATAGGCCCCGTGGCCCTTAACCCTCTGCCGGCATGGATGAATTATGGAACACCATCAGAAATTGACTTGGAGCTAACAGCCGTAAAGCTTTACCGACCAGCTGAAAGCGGGCCTCAATCAATAATATCAAGATGGAAGCAAATGACTGGCTTTATATCGCCAGGACTTGTTGGTTCAACGTTCATTACACAGAAACATCCTACTATTACTATCCACCAACCACCCCCTGGGCTTGATCACGGGGTGCGTGCGAGGGCTATGCTTCGAGATGAGGCCATCAAATTCAGCCTGAGAGAAAGTGACATTACTGATTTTAAGTACGAAGAAAAAATCACATGTAACTCCACAAAAGGGGGATTTAATCACACATCTATACTGAAGCGAAGAACGAAAAACCGCACTGCTAAAGCTAGCCGCAAGCAAAATAGAAGATGATAGATGTAACTAAAAGACAACCATTTTGCAATAACTGTATTCATGCAAAAGAGATATCCTCAACAAGGAGAGGGGGTACTTCGTATAAATGCAGTAAAATAGATTATAAGTTCAAGAGCTATTGGTTAAAGACAAGAGCTTCTGAGTGTAAACTTTTTAAAGACAAAAGAGATGAGTGATACTATACTAAGCTTTAAGGAAAAATTCGAAGCGTGGATGCTCGACAATATGATGGCTTACAAATTCGTGGAGGATGATATAATTGACATCCCTGAGTTTGGAAAGCTTTATTTTTTTGACAGCGAAGCGCAAGAAGGTGTATTTTCAGATAAAAACAAAAAAGGCGAAATGAATCTCGAACTACCTGTACCGGCAGGAGAGTTGATTGACGATAATGTGTTTTACGCCATACTTAAATGGGGTAATGGGTTTTATTATACAGACCTGAGAGAAGATGTCACTCTTCAGCCCTTAAAGTATCTCGGTAAATGCGTTATCCCTAAGCCTAAGATTGACTATGTAAACCTCGGTATACATAGTCCATTTGAGCTTCTTGAAGGGTCATTTTTACCTAAAGAGTGGATAAAAAAAGCCAAATTCTTCGGCCACAACACCATTGGTATTTGCGATAAAAACACCATGGGAGGGACACTACCGCTTCAAAAGGCATGCAAGAAGGAGGATATGGAATTTGTGTTTGGCTACTCCCTGGAAGTTAGGCTTCCAGAGCATGAAGAGCTGATGTTTGAGGGAAAGGTTTATTGCTCCACTGATGAGGGGTGGAGTAATATGCTGAGGATTCAAAAGGCCGTGATGGTTGATAACCACGAGGATCCCCATATATCTCTGGATGAATTACTGGACAGAGGTAAAGGAAATGTGTTTGTTTTTGATAAGTTATCATCAAAAGTAATAGATGACCACACTATAGAAAAGATCGAAAGAGCGTTCGATAAAATCTTCTACCAGCTTGACTTAACAGAGTACAAGGCTGATAGGTTTGATAAAGAAGTTCTTGAGTCTATTGATGTTTATTTGAAAAAATGGAAAGATCAGATCCCCCCAGTTCTCATTTGTGATAACTATTATCTTGACCACTCAGACGCTAAGAACAAGATAATATTAAACAAGATAGCCTCTGGGACAGCCAAAAAACAAAGTGACCAGCAGTACTATAAGCATATATCTGAACATATATCCGTTATTAGGGATTTATTCAATGTTCATAATGGTGAAAATGCTGAACATATTGAGAATTATATGCTAGATTTGATCCACGAAAGTGCAAAAAACACATTTGTTATAGCCGATTTAGCTAAGGCTGAGATTGACACAGGAAGCATATACATGCCTGAGTATGAAATGAAACCCAGCGAAGTCACTAAGTATGGGGATAAGCACAGTATGTTTTTATCCTTATTAGACGAAGGTTTTGATAAGTTGGTGCCAAATGGCGTGGGTGATAAGTACACAGAACAGCTTGACAGGGAGATATATATCATAGAATCAACTAACAATATTGACTACTTCTTAGTTACTTGGGATACCGTAAACTGGGCCAGGGAAAACGGCATTCAAATCGGTTCAGCCAGGGGGTCTGCTGGAGGGAGTTTAGTTTCATATTTGCTAGGTATCACAACTATTGACCCTATTACTTATGATCTGATATTTGAGCGATTCCTAACTCCGGAGCGATGTGGTTTGCAGCCTCAGGATGTAACCATTGTAGGTGACGACGTAGAGGTTCTTAAAGGTGAAGACTATATATCCATAGAGACCGAAGAAGGTGTGCTGAATGTCCTCCCAGAGTCCGAGCTAATGATAAAGAGAGGAGATGAAACGATAGAAGTAAGGGCAGACGAGCTGGAAGAAGAGGATGAGATTGTTATCGACTCAAGAGATCAATTGTGGGAAATTAATAAGGTTATCATAAAATAACAGTATCATGAAAATAAAAACAGTAAAGAGAATTATAGCAAAAAAGCCTGTTGTTGTGACTGATATGTTAATAGACGAGGGGTTCCGGCCTGGAGGTCGAGTATCCCTTCCTGATATCGATATTGATTACGCATCAGATGGCAGATTAAAAGTCAAATCATACATAGAAGAAAGATACAACAGTGATGGCACTCAAAATGTCTTTTCTGCTGGAAACTTAACAACCTTGAAGATGAAAGCGGCCCTAAAAGATGTATGTAAGGTACATCGGGTACCGTATGCTTTAGCTAACTACACTACTGCAATGATCAAGGATGACGGTATGACATGGACAGGCTTATTTAAAGAGTGTATGGTTAACAAAAAAATGAAAAAGTTTGTTAATGACTACCCTAAGGCTATCGAGGATATTAGGTCCATCATGAACCAGCCAAGATCCACGTCTATCCACGCTTCAGCTGTTATCGTAACACCTAAATTTAAAGATGGAAAACGAGTAGAATGTTTTGATTATCTGCCTTTAAGAATTATGGATGGATTGCTTGTTAGCGAGTTTGATGGTTATTCAGTGGAAGAGATTGGACTTCTAAAGAACGATGTATTGGCCACTAAAGAGCTAATGAAGATCAGAAATACTATTAATCTCGTAAATGAAAACTATCCATACAAAATCAAGGAAATGATGAGCCATGTAGAAGGAGAGGACATCCTAACTATGGAAGCTATACATACCAAGATGACAAACGATAAAGGGGCGTTTTCGTTATTTAGTAACGGCTACACCCAGAACATCTTTCAGTTTTCAGGTAGAGGTATGACGAAATTTGTATCCGATATGGGGCTTGATTCTATTGATGACATAACAGCAGCAAATGCCTTGTATAGGCCAGCAACTATTGATATAAAGGCCCACGAGGACTACATCAGGTATAAAAGAGGCGAAGCTACACCTACCTATAACTGGGGGACGTATGATAGCACTTCAGAGACTCACGGTATTATGGCCTACCAAGAGCAGATGATGAGGATATCTCAAACAGTAGGGGGCTTTTCATTATCTAAAGCTGATGTATTAAGAAAGGCTATCGGTAAGAAGAATACCGAAATCATGGCATCACTAAAGCGGGATTTTATAGATGGAGCTGTAGCCAACCAGTGCCCTGTGGCAGAAGCTAAAGATATATGGCGCAAAATTGAATTGGCTGGAAGGTACTCTTTTAACAAGTCTCACGCAGCAGCGTACGGCCTAATCGCCTATGACGGGGCATGGCTGAAATCGAATTTCCCAACAGCATTTTATACTGTCGCCCTGCAATTTTGCAAGGATGAAGATATAAAGGTGCTTATGGGAGAAATGAGTGAAATATCAAACTGTCAAATTGTGCCTCCAGACGTGAACGTTTCCGGTCTTGAGTTTTTCACAAACTATGACACGGATGAGATATTCTGGTCATTGTCTAGAATTAAGTTTGTCGGAGCTAAAGCCGTCAACTCCATAATTGAAGACAGAGTTGAGTTCGGTGCATTTACTAGCATTGAAGACTTTTATATTCGAATGCAAGCTAGATCAGTAAGCGATAAGGCCGCCTCAATAAAAAACGGCGATAGGTACACAAATCCAGTGAACTCTAGGACTATAAAGAATATGATACTAACTGGATGCTTTGATAATATCGAAAACACCAAAGAAGTTAGTGATAGGTTTTTTATTTTAGAGAAATTCTACACCTTAATAGGGGGAGAGATTGACACTGAAGACTTTCCAGGTGAAATGATAGACAAGCATTATTTCTGGTCTATGCTACAGGTTGAGCTCTCTGGATTAGGGTCTGTGGATTACCGAAGGATATTCAACAACTCTAAATCGAGATTGGAAATGAAAAAGACCCCATATCTAAGCCTTAAGGATGCCCTAGATATGGAAAACGAAGGCAGGAGATGCGCTGTTTGTGCTACAGTTGTAGATATTTCTGAGAAGTCAGGAAAAACAAAGAAAGGAGACCCCTATTTATTTGGCAAGGTACAACTGCAGCAAAATAATGAAACTATCGAATGCACTATTTGGAATGATACATGGATACAGAAAAAGCCATTACTAGCAGATGCTAAAGGTAAAGTGGTGGTAATAAATGGTAATTTGAAATATAATTCATTCTCTAACGGCAACGCAATGACATGCGGGTCAAGTGTTGTTATTGAGATAATCTAATGCGTATGGCAAAAAAAAGAAAGAATGCCACTACAGTAAGAAAACATCTATTTGAAGATGATATTGTAGTGTTGATGAGTATAAGGGGGATGGAGAGCAACACCTTTCCCCCTTTAAGCGGCACCGATCCAAAAGTATACAGACCAAGAACCACTCAGGCCGAATGGAAGAAAATCCTACAGGCCAGAAAGAAGGCGGTTAAAACGGAAGCAGAAGCCAAGGTTCCCGATGAAGCAGTAGAATTAATGCGGCGAGTTTTAAAAAACCAGTCATTAACTACCCAAAAGAAAGAACAGGTCTTAATTAAACATTTAGATGTGGACAGCGATACCCTGCATAAATGGGCTGAAAAGCTAAAGCTACCAATGGCCAGTTCTGAGTTCGCCATCGCTAAATCACATCAGCTTAAAAAATCCAAGAGGTACATCATCTCTTCAGCTCAAAACGCATCGTCATGCAATGTGCCGTTTTTAAGAAACATAGAGGCGTATGCTAAGTTTATAAGTGCAGAGATCGGTATCATTGCTACCAGATACAAAAACCCAACATCCGTATGGCATAAACATGGGGAGTTTTGGGACAAAGAGGTTCATCCGTACTTAACGGCCAAAAGGCACACCCTACATAAACACCTGGAGTTACTAGCTGACCTTAAGGTTCAGGCTACAGCCCCTAACCCGACTAATGGGATAGAGTTGTTTGGCGATGAAAGATCATGCATTGTAGGGTCTCCAAGAATAGAGATGAGATCACTGCCGGTGTTAGCTTCTGAACACCAGAAGTTTCTCTACTCTACAGGCACTGTCACTAGCCCGTCATTCACAGATACCGTTGCTGGAGGTAAAGCTAAAGAGCATCATACGTACGGTTTTATTGTAGTTGAGATTGAAAGCGATGAAATAATTCATATGAGATCGGTGTCGGCGCATTCAGATGGATCCTTTCAGGATTTAACATTCAAAGTAGCTGATCAAAAAATATCTAGGTACAACGTAGATACCATGGTTCTTGGAGATATTCATTTCGCTCAAAAGGATGAGCGAGTTACTAATGCTAACCGCAAAATGATGCGAGATATGAGTATTAATACAGCTGTACTACACGACACCTGGGATAGTGAATCCATAAACGTTCACAATGCTAATAACCCCGTTGTTCAGCACGAACTAGCTTTATCTGGCAAAGATGACCTACAGAAAGAAATCGACCAGCTATTCGATGAACTAAGCTGGTTTGGCCAGAATATAAAGAGAACCCTAGTTGTATCATCTAATCATGATGACATGCTGGATAGAGCTATGATTACCTATGACTGGAAAAGTAATATGAAAAACGCGAAGGTATTCGTGGAGCTTTTAGGCATAAAGCTATCAGGAGATGCAGAAGAGGGGTTGATACCATTCTTAATCAATGAATACTTTGATAATGTATACGCTTTAGGTAGAGAGGAATCGTACATGCTGCACGGCGTACAGGTTGGCCTACATGGGCACAGAGGGCCGAATGGAGCTAGAGGCAACATCAACGCCTTTTCCAGGTTACCAGTCAAGACGATAACCGGTCACTCGCATTCTCCAGCCATAAAATGGGGAGCCTATCAGGTTGGTATAGCATGCTCAATGAAGCATGGATACAATATCGGACTATCAAGCTGGGCTTACGCAAATTGTTTGTTGAATGACCAAGGTAAGCGTCAAATGATCGTCTTAAACAAGGACACATTGACCTACACGACTCTTTTTAATCAATACCCTGAAAAGTTTTGATAATACGAAAAAAAGGACTTCAGAGACGCGCATGGGTCAATAAAAAGACTCGTGCGCAGTCCGAGAAGGAGAAATCTATGCATGATATGTATGACCACAAAGCCGTGGAAGACGAGGCATTCTGTACCGGATGTGGTCAGCTGCATAGTTTGACGCATTCACATATCATCTCCAGGAAAGAAAAGGAGCTTATGGATGACCCTAGAAACGTCACGTATCACTGTTCTACTATCTATGGCAGCAATGGCTGTTCAAACAGATGGGAAAACACCGGCGAGAGAGCCTTCCTTAATGATTATAAATCGAACATGCAATACATCCAAGAGGTAAGGCCCCGTCTGTTTGCGGATATGATTGTAAAAGATTATAGCTTCTTTAAAAAAAATCAGGATAAAGTTTGCCTAACTAAATTCTTTGATTATATTTGTACTGAATTTGAAAATTTGTAGAATTCGCCATATGGCTTACAAATAAAAATAAATAACGTATGAAAAAATTATCTAGACCAGAAGCGGCTGTAACCGCTTTTAAAATTGTTTTAGGGAAAGATATCAACGAAGATATCATAGGGGGTTATTACAATAATGTTGTAAACTCAAAGGCCATGTTTAATCATGTGTCTTCTTTTATAGATACCGATATCGTCACTCCAGACGCAATTATCGCAGCCGCTAACACCCTTATTCCCGTCATCATAGACCAAGACGCTAAACGCGTTGAAAAGGAAAAAATTGAAGCGCCATTCGCTCTACAGGTAGAGGAGACGGTCAAAATGGTATTTGTAAAGAACACAGGCATCTCTACTGATGTAGTGTCTATATCAGGCTATCCTATAAGCCCATTACTTGAAGGAGTTTGGAGGAAAGTCCGGGAGATAGCTTCAAGCACCTCTGGAGTGCGACCTTCTAGCGTTTTCCTTCACAGCTCATTGTTTAGCGACTTAGGTATGGACAGCTTGGATTATGTTGAATTCTTAATGAACTGTGAGTCAGAATTCAGAGTGTCACTAGCTGCCCATGAGGAAGGTGATAATGTCCTTGCTGTATGCGAGGCAATATGTAGAGAACTTACAAACAAAAACAAATAGCGTATGAAAACTTTATCTGGAAGACCTTTAATTGTCGCCATCGTAGGCGAATCAGCATCCGGGAAGTCACGTATTAGTGATTACATCGGTAAGCGATATCAGGTGCCATTAATTACTTCGCTTACGGACCGCGCTAAACGACCCAAAGAGATAGAAGATGAACGTAATGGGGTCATTTTAAATCATTTATTTGTAACCCCTGAAGAGTTCGATGCTATACCTCCAGCAGACATGATAGCGTACACCAAGTTCGGTGATTACAGGTATTGCTGTAGAAAAGAAGACGTCAACCCAGTGAACACTTATGTAATCGATGAAACGGGGCTAGAGATGCTTTTACAGAAATACGCCCTGGACTACGACATCGTTTCAGTGCGCATACAATGTAACCTTTCCCAGAGAGCAAGACGCATCGCTGTTGACGGCGAAAACGTTATAAAAAGAATGTCCAGAGATATAGGTAAATTTAACCTACCTATTGACTGGTATGACTTTATTATCAATACAGATGACGGGGAGGAGCTTGCGAAACGTAGTGTAGATCGCCTAATGAGCGAATTACTTCTGGAATTTACTGACTGCAACGCCATGGGAGACGAAACAGTTGAATATTAACACCAAGGGGCCCCGCGCCCCTTTTTAACATTAAACTTATGGCAGCACCAAAAGTAGATAAAATATACACAGCGATAGTGCTGGATTTTGAGACAGGGGGTTTAGATTCTAAGTCTCACGGGGTCACTCAAGTAGCTATGAGCGCTGTACGCCTTGACACGTTCGAGGTTTTTGCTAATTATGACTCATACATTATACCGTACGATAAGGTAGATACCGGAGCCAAAAAGAAGGCTGTTAAGCGCAAAAAGAAAGTAGAAGCAGAACTTGCTCTGGAATTTGAAAGCAATCTTATGGATTACGACTGGAAGATGTCAACAGAGAAGATTGGTATATCAGAAAACATGTGCAAAACCCTGGGTAAGCCACTCGCTGAAGTTGTTGACGATATCATAGAGTTCGCTAAAAAGGCCAGACTTTCAACAGCTAAAGATGCCGTACCTATTATTGTGGGTCAAAACATATTGTTCGATATAGGTTTCTTGGCTCAGATGTTCGCTTTCACGGGCCAAAAAATGAAAGGAGTTTTTCATGGCAACGAAGGATTCATGGGTTTTATCCCATCAACTATGGACACCATCAATTTGGGACGCATGTTACTGGCCCACGATAAACTTGTCAGCTCCTACAATCTTGAGACATTCGCAGAAGCTTTAGGTATCGACTTATTTGACGCTCACGATGCAGCAGCAGATGTTGAGGCCACATGCGATATTTATCGAGCATTTGCCGGTAAAATGAGGTCTGGGGATAGCGGCAACTTAAGCGGGACAAAGAAAGTAAAAACAAGAGAACATTTTAGATTTTTGTAATCATGCCAGAAGCAAAAGAAACAACCGTTCACTTTCAAGAGATGTCAGACCTCAGTATTATCGGTGTAGTTCATCCCAAAACTCAAGAATCAATGGCTGAGATTACGGGCTATAATTTAGATGTAAAGTTCAACATGGCTCTTATCAACACCCCAGAAGATATAGATAATGTTGCTCAAGGTTTAGCAGATGCATTTAAGGAAATGTTGCTAGACAACTTAATCAATAAAGGGTAGTAACCATATGCGGTAAGTTACATCTATTTTTAAATATGAAGAGACTAATGTAAACCACAAAACACACCGCATGAATTATAAACAGGTAATGCTTATTTTAGGGATACTCACATGCATTGGCACCCCGTTAGGGTTGTGGATAAAAATGAGAGTTAACAGCGCTGAGCACGCACTATTGATTGAAAGCAACACTAAAGATATTACTGAGCTTAGATTAGAGAATGCGGCACTTAGAAAAGAGTTGAGCGAGACCAAGGTCTACTTTGAAGGCCAACTATCAGCTCTTGGAGACAAGGTAGACGAAGTACCTCAAAAAACACTAAATTTACTTAATAGCGTGAACGCTATAAGGGGAAATTAATTATTAGCCGGGTAGTTCCCGGCTTTTTTTGGATATAGCAAAAAATTAAACGTATGGCAGAAGATAAAAAAAAGAAGCGTAAAATCACGCCTAAAGACAGAAAGCGTAGACGTGACCAAATAATAGAGGCTGGAATTAAACAAAACGCCTTGGTGAGGGAGCAGAAAGAAGCTGAAGAATTGGCGCTATCAAAGGAAATGCCTTTAAAACATAAGGCGTTTATAGACCTCTATGTATGGGGTGACTCCCAGCACCAAGGAAACGCGGCCGCATGCTACTCAAAAGTCTTTAATGATACAAATATGGCTCAATGCAGTACTAATGGAAGGAAACTGCTTAAAAGAGATCATGTTTCCACATATTTAGCTGAACAGATATCGGGTTTCGAGGATCTTATTAAAATAGAGAAGATAAAAAACATCAATACTCTCACAAAAATCAGAGACGAGATGGCCACAGCTAAATACACGAATAGATTCGGCGAAATTAATGGTGTACCAGCTTGCAGAAGCGTATCCATTAAAGCTGCTGAGACTGTCAATAAAATGATGGGGTTTGATAAGCCTAAAGAAATAAACGTAAATCACGGCTCCAATGAGCAGGGTGTTGTGTTTAACCTTATAGTCCCCCCCACTGTTTCTCCTGAAAGTCGGGACATTACAATTGATATCACTCCACACGAAGATCTGTAATTTATAACACTTAAATATATGATATGTACTTTTTCTTAGAAACAAACAGGTGGGTGGTAAAGAAGGATTCACTTACACACGAAACCTACCCATCTCCAGGAGATTATTATTTAGGGGTATCTGGCGATACTGTTGATATATTGGCCGCTGCTAGAAATAAAAGAAACTTACTCGTAGGACAGCGCGTTACCTCTATATATAAAAATAGACAACAAGAAACATACACCTCTATAGAGGAATTCGTTACTATTACGGCCTCGTTCTTTAAAGCCGATATATTTTCACTCCTAAGTTCAGATGGATTTATGGCTAAAGCAGCTCTTGGAAAGGTGTACGGAGTTAGCCATATATCTAAATTCGGAGAAAATCCAGACATAGGAATTACTTCCACGCCAGAAGATTTATGGAACCAAGGAGGAGTTTATACATATAGCAACACAGCCGACATTGACTCAGTATCTAGCGAATCCCCAGGGGATATTATAGATGTAGTCATAGAGGGCTTAGATGAAAATAACCTAGAAATATCTCAAACAGTTACATTAGATGGGAATAACAGAGTGCCGATACCTATTCCTTTTATTATTGTCCATAGAGCATATTGTAAGGGTGAGGTACCTAATATTGGTACAGTATATATTTTTAAAAACACCCCACTGGCATTAGGGGTACCTATTGATAAGTCTACCATCAGAGGCGCATTTACTTCAGAATCCAGGCAAACTGAGATGGCTATATATAGGGTTCCCGCTGGAAAGACTGGACTGTATTATGAGGGTTTTGTTGCTGTAAGCAGAGGTAGCGACGGCAATGCTGAAATGACTCTAAAAACAAGGCTTCCAGGAGGCGTTTTTCGGGTTAAGCGAAGAGTAGCGGTTAATAGCGGAGGAAGCTCACATTGGAGGGCTATATATTCTATCCCTAAAGTCATAACCGAGATGACTGACATTAAATTCACGTGTGAGTCAGTATCGGCCAATAAAACCGGGGTATCTGGAGGTTTCGAGATGTTGGTGTTAGACAATAGTTTTTGGGGCCTTTAAAAAAAATAACAAATGAGTTGCAGATCTAAGATATTATATTTAGATTTGCAGCTCATTCTTTTTATAACAGTAAAACTATAGCTTATGACAAAATTAAAATTAATACTAACAGGCCTAATGTTGTTAAGTTTAACATTCAGTTATTTCGCAGCAAAAGAAGTTCTTTCTTTGCGTAAGGAAAATAAGCGATTAACTAACAACCAATCCATATTGGTGGAAGCAGGCAATCAAGAACGCCAGCATTGGAAACAGCTGGAGTTAACAGTGAGTGAAATGCAGCAGGTCATCGATAATGACTTGACGCTCAAAACGGTCTTAGAAGACTCTCTCAGGGTTAAAGCGAAGAGAATTAAACACCTAACCCACGCCATAAGTCGTGCAGAACTCAATATACATGCGCCACTAAGAGATACTGTCGTACATGTAATTGACTCAACTATGAAGGCTCCTGTAATGATGGAGGCTCAAACATTTTCATGGGAAAACCCCTATTATACAGCGCGTGGCATTGTTATGGAAAAAGATATCGATATGCGTATTGTTAGTGTAGACACAATCTACTACATGACCGTCAATGAGAAGTATAGCAAGTGGTTTCTCCCTAAAATATTTGAGAAGCCAACACCTGTGACAAAAATATGGAATATGAACCCCGATCAATATATCGAGGTAATTAAAAGTATTAACGTAAACAAATAATATGAGGAAAATAATATTAGGGCTTTTCATAATAAGCTCATCTTTCTTCCAGTCATTGAACTTGGAAGCTGTAACACCAGCTAATCTTAGCTATGTTATAACTAACGATTTTATCAAGCAAATACACACCGAAAGAGCTAATACAGCTATGTTTGAAGAGGCTGTGTTAGTTATTAAAAAGTACGAAACTATCCACGGCCCTGGGCACCACCCTTACATTGGGTATGGCCACATGTTAATTCCTGAAGACTCATTATTGACACTTCCAGTAACAGAAGCTCAGGCTGACTCGATTTTACGGGTAGACTTAAGGAAAAAGATGGCCTTTTTTAAAGGTGATTTTAAGACTAGGTTGTTGTTAGGTATGTTGAGCTATAACGTTGGCCAGTACCGCCTCATTAACACCAAAGGTAAACCTATTAGCAATATAGCCAGGATTATGCTTGCCGATAGCAATTCTGATAACGTAAACAGAGCTGCGGCCAGGCGAGAATATTCGAACTGGAGACGCTGGAATGGCAAGATAATAAAGTCAATAGAAAGAAGAAGAGGTGAAGAGTTCGATATTATTTTTCCAAAAATATAAAATAAAGTTTGGAATTACGAAATAAAGCATTACATTTGTATCACAATAAAACGTAGCGTATGATAACAGAAGCAACCGAAGGAACATCAGTAGTAATTACAGGGTCAAGTGATTTAGCAGAGGCAGGGTTAAACACCTTAATTGGAAGAAAAGGTATTGTCATCGAGGCCCGAGTAGGCAAAGATGTTCGCCGTAACAATCGAGGCTACTGGGTTAAGATCTCTGGGGAAGGGTTTCAAGGTACCGATACATGGTTTATCCCGCGGGTGTCAGTAACTATTGAAAAGCCCAAAAAAGCAAAAGATGCAAATATTACCCGAGGCGATGCTGCTGAGCCGAATATTAAAATTACCTATGAAGAAGGTTCAGGGGTAGCGAATGTCGAGTCAGTGCGATAATAAAAAGAAGTAAGCATAACCTTTTAATGTAAGGTTTTACTATTATTAATTACATCGGGCGTAAAATGATGTTACTCTATTTCATGTTATATTCTTTAAAGAATTTTACGCCTATTGCACGTTCTCGCCCATGGCGTGTGATTACTTGGAGGCTGAGATTGTAGATAGTTGGCATTACTTTGCCCGTTCCTGCAATCAAAACGCCTCAATGGGATGCCAAAAGAGTAGCTATACAGATAGCGAACAACGAGGCGTCATTAGACATCCACGCCTACAACCCAGTTATGGGAGAGACTTTTGGGGGTGTTTTTGGAGGGGTGGCAGAGCCCGGTTTATTGCGGCGGTCTTGAAAACCGTTGGCCATGTAAAAGTGGTCCCTGGGTTCGAATCCCAGCCCCTCTTCACCAAAACGGTACAGGTTCAATAAAATCTGAAATTCAGATACCTAAACGGGAGGCTGGTACCGTCTGTAATTAGTTAACAATGAATGTGGCCGCGTCTTGCGCAAGAGACTTGATTTCCGGCAGGGGTGATGGTATTAAAATCAGTAGCATCCGTGTGCGACTCATGGAGGTTTTATCGCGCCACATTTTTAAAATATATGTGGGGAGCGTGTTGGTTCGCTCGGGGGCTCATAACCCACCAGTACGGAGGTTCGATTCCTCCTCCCGCTACTATTGTTATTCTGTGATACCTTTATGGTACTTACTCAGGACCGGGGTTCGACTCCCCGCAGCTCCACTCGATGCCGATTAAAAGGTTACCCAAGATTGATTAATGATCGCTTGGGAAAATACTCGGGGCTGGCACTGGATTTTGACTGGTATGAGACTGGAAAGGAGGAGGGTAATGATTACCGCTATAACAGGCAAAACTATTACACACAACTTCACTCAGCTTAGAGCTGTAGCGTAGTTACGTACTGATCCCACGTAATAGGGATCAAAACTGGAAGCGATCCAATGGCGCGGTTACCTCACTTGGACTGAGGGTTATTGTAGGTTCGATCCCTACCTTCCGGACTTTAATTTATCTGCCAGCATAACCCATCAGAGAAAGTTTACCAGATGAAGCCGGTGTGTACAGCTGGTGGATGGTAAAGACATGTTGCGCGAAGACTCGCGCAGGGTCATTGGGTATAAAACCTATTTCCCCGTTGAAATAAAGCGCGCTCGGGGTGGTAAGTTCCTTATGTTAATATTAAGGTAGCGAGCACAATGTCTCGGTAAATTGCGCAATGGTGAGTTATAGGATCTCATCGTAGTTATAGTTATCGTTAGGGTTGTGCTTATGGTAACTATCTGGTCCGCTCGTCTAATGGTTAGGACACTAGGTTTTCATCCTAGAAATAGGGGTTCAATTCCCCTGCGGACTTCAAATTCTTAGGGAGAACCATCGACTGTAATAGGCTGATGTTATATTGCACGAGAATGCTGTAGTGAGGTGTATGAGGGATGCCCATTTCCCCTATTAAGAAGCTATAACACACAGAGAGGTGGCTGAGCGGTTTAAGGTTCCAGTTTGCTAAATTGGCGGTCGTAATTGATCCACGGGTTCGAATCCCGTTCTCTCTTCAGCTAGGTAGTAAAAAGTCGTGTAAGATAACCAGTTCTATGGCGACCGCCTAGCTATACAGTTCTGCGGGTATGGCGAAATCGGTAGACGCGCTGGGCTTAAACTCCAGTGCCTTTTTGGTGTGTGGGTTCGACTCCCTCTACCCGCACGAGGCCGCTATGTATGATTGCGGTAACGACTCCAGATATCCGTACTACTCTGGAAAGCAAAGGCTACATCTCTTAAATGAGGTGTGGCCTTTGTTGGTTTTCTAACCAAATAGTTACCTCATGTTCTATTTTCAGGTGTAACTAAAATAATAACTATATGGCAAAAATTGTATTTCAAGACGCGTTAAGTGGAGACACTTTTAACGGCCAAGAATTCGAGCTGCATGTCAACGATACCCCTGTTGATATTACTGGAGCAAGGATTGATTGCTGGATGCGCCAAGGCAGTACCATTGGAGGTATCAGAAAAAAATTGAGCACAACTACCGGCAACATTAAGATCATTAATGCGCTATTAGGGCAGTTCGTTATAAGCTCATTCAGGGTTGACTTACCTCCAGACACATATTTTTTCGATA